GACGCTCTTCCGATCTCTTCATCGAAGGCGACGAGAACCAGATGGTCGAGATTCACAGCGATCCCCCAACGATGATGGAGTCGATGGTCAAAGTTGGGATGGGCGTCGCGGACATTCGTTATCGCGGAGAACTCCGAAATTGGTGGGCAGATTTGCAGATCAGCTTCAATGCAAACGGCCAGTATTCTTTGGAACAAATTGTAAACATCATCAACGCGGGCGGTTATGTCTGTGGGGTTGGCGAGTGGAGGCCGGAGCGTGACGGACAATATGGAATGTACTCGGTTCGCACTTCCGGCTGATTAAGGCAGGCGAGGTATGCCGTGGTCGGCTGTGGCGGTGCATGGCGGGTCACGGCGCGGCGAGGAATGGTAAGGCAGGTGTGGTTAGGTCAGGTCTGGAGTGGCGCGTTAGGGTGCGGCAAGGTACGGCAGGCTTGGCAAGGCCAGGTTTGGCGGGGCTCGTCGGGGCGAGGTATGGCAGGCTGGGCATGGTGTGGCCCGTTGGGGCAAGCCAGGGTAAGGTCCGGTTTGGCATGGTAAGGCAGGTCCGGCAAGGCGGGGCGGCGCTGGGCGAGGCGTGGCAAGGTTAGGCAGGTATGGTCAGTTGCGGTGCGGCATGGCTTGGTATGGCATGGCTTGGACGGGTTCGGTACGGCAGGTTAGGCATGTTATGGCCCGGCGGGGTATGGATTGGTACGGTTTGGCTCGGCAGGCAAGGTTAGGTAAGCCGAGATTAGGCGTGGACTGGCATGGCAGGTACGGCCAGGTAGGTTTGGGATCGGCGCGTTTCGGATGGGCATGGCAGGCAAGGCGTGGCTGGGCGAGGACCGGTAAGGCACCGCATGGTAAGGCGGGGCAGGTAAGGTTAGGCATGTTGCGGATTGGTCCGGTGAGTTGTGGCGCGGTAAGGTGCGCCGAGGAGTGGTAAGGAAGGCTCGGCATGGCATGGAGCGGCAGGCGGGGCTTGTTGCGCTGAGGTCTGGTTCGGTGGTGCAAGGCAAGTTTTGGCATGGTACGGCAGGTTAGGTGGGTCAGGGTTAGGACAGGCGTGTCGTGTAGAGGCGTGGTATGGATAATTCAAAAATAGGAGGGAAAGGAATGGTTTATTCATTCAAGAGCGGATCGCACATCAAGGCTGATGCCCAAGCAGCCGGTGAAATGTGCGAGAAGCTGGCGGCAGAGGGAAGGCTGACCGCCAGGGATCTGGTCGAGGAAAACAGGCCGGAAAGTGCACCGCTGCACAACGAATTCGAGTGGAACAACGACAGGGCGGCGGACAGTTGGCGAGAGCATCAGGCGCGGCACATTATCGGGTGCCTAGTTATCAAGGCGGAGCAGAAAGAGCCGGTTCGGGCTTTCTTCAATATCCAGAGGAGCGAACCGACGTACAGCCACATTGAGAGCATCCTGCAAAGCCGGGATGAAACGGAGAGCCTTCTCCGCACGGCGCTGTTAGAGCTTACGGCCTTTGAACGGAAATACGCGATGCTCAAGGAGCTGGCGAAGGTGTTTGAAGCCATTGACGAAGTGAAGAAAGGAGCGTAGCCATGAGCATCAACATCAATTTGAAACCGGCCTTGGAAAAGGCTGCGGCAGCTTGGAACAAGATTCTGGCTCTGGTTAACGCCCTCCGTGCCAAGGTCAAGGCGAACCGCCAGCTTTGCTGGACGCTGGCCCTCGCGGCGAAGTACATGCTGGTCCTGCTGGTGCTGATCGCCTGGACGATTGCAGCCGCCCGCTACGGGCAGAAAAAGGCCATGGCTCAGTATGAGGTCTGGATGGAGCAGTACAAGGCCGAGCAGGCGGAAGCGGCGCGGCAGGCCGTTGAGAGCGATCCATACACCATCCAGCTCAACGCCGAAGCGGAGCTTCTGGCGAGGGTGCTCTACGGAGTTAAGGACAATAGCACGGACGATCTGCGGACATACTGCTGGTGCGTTTTTAACAGGGTTGATAATGAGCAATACCCTTCCACGCTTGAGGACGTAATTGCCCAGCCGCAACAGTGGATGCGCTACGACAAGACAAACCCGGTCCTGGAGCCTTTGTACCAGATCGCCCGGGAGCAACTGGACAACTGGCACACCAGTGAGCGCAGGCCGGTGGACATCAGCTTCGTGTTCATGAACTGGTCCAGCAAGGACATAGCCCTGCGGGACCGTTGGCAGGAAGGCAGCGGTTGTCACTATTGGCGTTGGAACCAGTGAGAGGAGTGGCAAAGATGGATTGGTTTTTTATCGGCCTTATCTTTTGCGCGGGCTTTTGCGCGGGTGTGTCGTTTGTAGTGATTTTTCTTTCCAGAACGGATGACGAGCAGGAAAACAGTGAATGGGTCGAGGACGATCCCTTTACGGAGGACTGGAAATGACAGCCATAGAAACTCAACGGGTCAGGATTCTGCACTGGCTACAGGCTGGCAACTCGATCACGGACGCGGAAGCGAGGGACCTTTTCGGGTGTGCGCGGCTCGGGGCAAGAATCTGGGATCTCAAAAAGGCGGGATATCCGATTCAATCAGCGTTTGAATACAAGTACGACAAAGGAAGGGTGGTTAAAAAGTGGAAACGGTACTGGCTTCCGACACAGTGACGCGCGGGTGTTACTTGGAGAAGAACAATCTCGGCCTGTACAATCTCCAGATCAATGACGAGAGTGGCAGGATCGTGGTGAACGTGAGGAACGTGAGTTTCCTTCGGGCGGTCAGCATCCTGGAGGAAAACATGTATCTGGCCGGGAGAGAGGAAAGGGAGGAATAACATGGCAGCAACATGCAAGAAGTGCGGAGCATCGATTGTGTGGATCGAATCGCCCAAGCACAAGTGGATTCCCTGCGACGAGTGGATGATTGCGTATCAGGAGGACCGCTCCGGCAAGGACGCAATTGTTACACAGAATGGGGAGATCATCCGGTGCCGCCTCGCCTTTGATGGACCGGCGACCGGCATGGGACGCTTGGCGCATTGGGCCACCTGCCCGAATGCGGACGATTTCAGAAAAAGAAAGTGAGGAGAACCAAATGAAAATCATGACCGAGAGAGAGTATCAGGAGTGCATCAAGCAGGCCGAAATGCGCGGCTATGAGCAGGCGAAGAAGGAAGAATACCAGCGCCGGGAAGATGAAGATTTTCGCCAGAGCTTGTGGCGTGAAATGCGGGATCTGCGTCAGGAAGTCCGGAAGCGCATTGAGCGGCTGGAAAAGGCAACGGGCAACGAGTATGCGCCGACCACGTGCAAGTGCGCGGACACGCCCTGCACCCCGACTCCGTTCTGAGGAGGCATAACGATGGAAGATAAGATTCTGACCCTCTGCGCAACCTGCGCCGAGGACATTAAGATTGGCGGCTTTCGGGTGAAGCCCATCACCGGCAAAACCACGACCGAGAAAAAGAAAGAGTGCGAGAACTGCGGTCAGCACGTCGGCGGGACGTGCAAGCAGTACATCGTTAGCGGGAAGGGCCACTGACCATGGCGAGGAGAGAACCGGCCCAGGAGCGGAACGTCTATGCGACAATCCGCTCCCCGGCCATAAGACGGCCCGTGAAGCTTGAAATTTGGCGTTACTGGGAAATAGTCGGTGAGCTGCAATGGATGCACATTGGGCGGGAAGCGGCCCACGACGCCGCAAAATGGTGCCTTAGAGCGAAACCCGGTGACTGCCTTACTCTTGAGCATGAAATAAGCATCGAAATCCAGTGAGGAGGGCGAAATGAACTACCATCAGAGTATCCGCGCCGGTGCTGACTATCGCAGCTTCAATGACGGCTGGACCGGTCTTGCCGCCATGATCCTGACGCAGGCGGCTGTGGATGTTAGTCTTTTGGATGGAAAGCCGTACAAGCAGACGCACGAATGGAATCTCAGCAGATGGGAACTGCTGTACTTTTTCCAATCGGAGTGGGCGGCTGATCTTGCGAGGGCGCTCAAGCTTGACCGGAGGCAGCTCCTACAATTTGCGGAGGCGAGACTATGAGCAAGAAGCAGGGAGTCAAAAAAGGCTCGGCCCAAGCCCAGAGCTTTGTCGCACAAAAGGAAACGGAAAAAACAATCTGGACCATGAAGGTCCTCGCTTATGCCCAACAGGAAATGCTTGATGCCATGGCACTGACGCTGGCGGAGTTTTACGGCTTTGGCCCGGAGCGCAACAAGCGCTTCCATGATCGCTTCGAGGAGAAATACGCCGAGATTCGGCGGCTGGAAAACGAAGATACCGAAGATCGTGAATACTGCGAGGAGGTCGTGGAGCTGGCCTTGCAAAAGGCGTATGGCCAGTATTACGAGCCGAGGGATGTGCGGTACAACATTCACCTGACGGACAAGGAGGGGAACGTGTGGAAACTGTGAAAGAGTATATCGAGCGCGAGACGTTTCTTACGCAGGAGCGGGAGCGATATTGCAAGGACTGTGCCAGACGCAGGGGCATGAGAAACGGCAAATACAAAACGCTCTATGAAATCGGAGAAGCCCCGTGCCGTGCTTGCGAAATAGGCGATGCGCTGAACGATGTCGAGGATTTCCCCGCCGCCGATGTTGTGCCGTGGGAAACGCTGATGCGCTATGCGGAATATTTTTGCAGAGATGTTCCGTACACAGAGTTTATCCGCGCGGCAAAGATGCTCTATGACGGCACGAAAGCCGCAATGGATGGGGGGAATATCGAATGAAGTATATAGCGATATTCGATATTCCTGACGATTACGGTATTGGATGCGCGATTGCGAAGATTGCTCCAAAAGGCAAGGAAACCTATGCCGACAGCGACTTTGAAAACGAATATGCACAAGTCGAGCCGTTGTCTGAGCAGAAAGCAGAAGTCTTTGAGCGGTTCAATACGGTCGAGAGAGTGCTTCAAGATTTAGGACTCAGTTGCGCTTACGATATGCCGAGCTTTTGGAAGAATGGCGGGAAGGATTACACCGTCATCGAGACAAGATACCATAAGGGCTATATGCAAGCGTTGAATGATGTCGAGAAAGACATCCGTAATCGTTTCGGTTTCGCCGAAAGAGACAACATCATGTACGTGCCGCCGTTCAACTGCGGGGCGAAGATGGAGGAAAGCTGATGGAACTTAAACCTTGCCCGTTCTGCGGCGGTGAACCTTATATTGATGCGTGCGACAGGCTCATTTCGATAGGATGCAAGCCGTGCGGATACAGACGCTCTTTCCACGGGCTTGTACAGTCCGAAATAGACACGGGAGTCCCTATTGTTTACAAGGGTGGAAAAGTTAGTGATAGCGAATGGTATGACCAATTCGCACATGAAAAAGCTATTGAATCATGGAACAGGAGGACAAACGATGTATGACGAACTGGTAAAGCGGCTGAACTGCAAAAACTGTGGATATAAGTATTGCCCGTTTCGCGGTTCTGATAGAGAAATACTTGCTTTCTTTTGCGAGGACTATAAACCGGCAGAGGAGGGCGAGACATGAGCGTCGGACTGGCGATTGAGTTACTGTTTCTCATTCTCGTAGCGGGTTTCATTGTTTTCGCGCCGTGGCTGTCTCTGCTCGACCTCGGCACGATAGCAAAGGAACTGACTGCGATACGGCGGTTGATGGAGGAACAGAAGAAATGATTTCAGTCGAAGATTTACGCAAATGGGCTGATGAACACGCAATAGGACGCTCCCCGTCATATCCGAGAGGATGGGTAAGCGAGAAAGATTTGCTCGTCCTTGCGCGGTTGACGGAGGCAAGAGAACCGCTGAATTTCTACTACACGACACGTAGCAATCTTCCAATGGAGGATGGGGAAAATGAGTGATTACATCTGCCCTTATGCCTGTTCATATCGAACGAACAGCGGGTTTTGCGGATATACAGGTGGGTATGACGCTTGCCAGTACCGCAAGATTGTGCCAAATCGAACAAACGAGCGCCGCATAGTCTATCGTGATGTGGTGTATAGCGCAATCGAACGGGCGCGGATATTGTCGTTAGTTGGCGAGATTCCGCCAGACAGATACCAGAGCGGCTTTCACGATGGGCTGAAACGTGCGCTTGAGATTCTGAACGGCTTGCAAGACGTTGGTGAGGGAGAGACATGACGGAAGTTAAACTTGTAACGGATAAAAACGATATTCTGTTTGCTTTGATGCCCGACGGAACATACCGTGAACTTCTTGTCGATGTACCAAACGCTCAAAACTATGGGATTTTAGGTGTTGGGTCACCTGCGAGAGCAGATCAAATAGAGGGGATAGAGGGGATTGAGACATGAGCGAAGCACTTAGAGAGATGACCTATGACGAGCAGATTGCCAATTTCATCATGCACATCTTGGCAATCGAAACGCCATTCAGCGTCAAGCGTGATTTGATAAGTCATCTTCTGAGCCTGACCTATCGTCATGAACGCGACATCAAAGACGCGCTATATACGCCAACGCCGTCATGCTCGTTTAAGGCAGAGGAGGGCGAGTGATGTCTGGAAGGCAAGCGGTTGATATGACTGGTGAGCGTTTTGGACGTTGGACTGTGATTGAGAAAGTTCCGAAGCCGCAATTCAGCGCATCGACGTCCGCGTTCTGGCGTTGCAGGTGCGACTGCGGCACAGAAAAGATCGTCAGCGCAACAAGCCTGCGTTGCGGAGATTCACAGAGCTGTGGCTGCTACCGCACCGAGATTTGCAGTGCGAGAATGAAAAGGATTAACGCGCTAAGAAAGCGGTTTATTGAAAACGGAGGAAAGTTGGATTGAGAAAAAACACTTTTCTGAACAACAACCGCATTCTCCCAACAGAGGCCCAGGAGCAGACTACGCTTTTCTCCTGGGCACAGATGCAGAGTCATCATCACCCGGAGCTGCGGCTCTTGTTTGCAGTTCCTAACGGTGGAACCCGTGATCGCATCGAGGCCAAGCATCTAAAGGCCCAGGGTGTTAAAGCCGGTGTGCCAGACATGTGTCTTCCAGTTGCCAGGGGCGGATGGCACGGACTGTTTATCGAGCTCAAGCGCCAGAAGGGCGGTCGCGTGAGCGCTGCGCAGCGACAGTGGATCGCCGATCTTGAGCGCCAGGGCTACAGGGCGGAAGTGGCGTGTGGCTGGCGAGAGGCGGCGACGATCATACAGGAGTATTTGGAGGAAAGGACATGACGAAAGCGTGCCGATACTGCCATAGGAAGCCAGAGCGCGATGGAAGCGGGTGCTTTTACGAATGGGACAATGAGGACCCAATCGCAGAAGGCCCGTGGACAGTTATGTATATTGGAGTTGATGAGGACGGGAAGCTTACTCTTATAGCTTCAGGGGACGACCGGGCTGTTTACTATCCGAAATATTGCTCGGAATGTGGAAGGAAGTTAGTAGAGCCGTCATGAACATACAGATCTGCAAATGGCTTGCAGACGAGGTGTGCGTCAATGCCGATTGTCCCTATGTTGCGGACTTTTGCCCCAGCACCGCACACCCACAGTGCTGTGTGCATTTTGAAGCAAGGGAGGACAGAAAAGATGAAAGTGATGCTTGATCCCGGCGCGTATCTTCCAACAAGAGCCCATCCGCAGGACGCGGGGCTGGACCTGTACAGTATGGAAGACAAGACAATATTCCCGAAAGGTTGGAGGCTTTCCAGTGACGGGTTTCACGTGCAGAGTGTTTGCGGAGAAACGTTTGATACCGGCGTACATGTCGCTTTTGAACATGGCACCTATGGAAAGGTTGAAAGCAAGTCAGGGCTGAATGTAAACCACAGCGTTGTTTCATGCGGAGGGGTGATAGACGAAGGCTACACCGGAAGCATTAAGGTGAAACTTTACAATCTCGGGAGCGAGCCATACACGGTTCTCAAAGGGGATAAGATCGCCCAGCTTATTATCCAGCCGTATTTGACGCCGGAAATCGAACTTGTGGATCGGCTGGACGATACTCCGAGAGGGGAAAACGGCTTTGGATCATCGGGGAGGTAATACCTATGAAGCGGGCGAAATTGCCACGGGATGTTCAGCAACGGTGCATCTGGCTTGTCCGAGGCTATGAGCGGTGCCGCAGGGATTATAAGGAGCTTCGCCAGTCAATCATAGACGGTGGCGGCGGGAATTATAGCACATACAAAGCGAAGGTCGGCCAAGACAAAGACGGAAAGCCGATTTTTGAAGAGCGCCGAGCGTTCACGTCCGGCGGGCATATTGCAAGCCGCACGACCGAAGACAAGGAGATGCGTCTGGATAACCTGGAGCGCCTTCCATGGGTTCGAGATATGCGGGCGGTTGAACACGCGCGGGCCAGAATTGGGGCAAGCCTACCGGAAGCAATGCGCGATGCACTCAGCGAAGCAATAATCCTCAATTGCATCTCTGGGCGGACGTACCCGTTTGAACGCCTTTATACGGTCGGCATATCCAGGCGTGGGTTCTACAGATACCGCGAGGCGTTTTTTTATGACATTGCCAATGAGCTGGGAATGATTTAAAAAAACAAAAAGTTGGCACTGTGCGAACAAAAAGTGTGATTTAATTTGTACGCTTGAAAAAAAGGCAAAGCCGGGAATCAGTTCTCGGCCTTGCTTTTTTATTTGCTACCGTAGCGCAGTTGGCAAGCGAGGACCACTTGTAATGGCCAGGTCGCTGGTTCGAGTCCAGCCGGTAGCTCCACACTCGCTGCGGGCATCCTTACTCTTTCTGTGCCCCGCCCGTGGAAATCGAAGCGGGCGTCCAAGCAGCGAGACACAGAAGCCATCGCGGTAAAAGGGTCGCCGTACAGACAGCTCATGCGGTTCTGCTCTACTTGTCCTCCCCGCATGGCGCGGCTCTGCCGCATAAAAAGGTTGAGCAGCCGCCTTCTTCCCACTCGCGGCTGCGGGTAAAAAGCTGCCACGATGTGCATGCTTGGGCATAGGTTTGTACAGATAAAGCGGGTCGAGGCGGGGACCCAGGCAGCATTTAGAAATGAAGTAATAAAAGTCGCACGAGATCTTCACAGGGTGATCCCTTCCACCCGATCTTCGCAACCGTGCGCATAAAAACGGCTTTAAGGCATAAGCCTTTTGGCGGCATAGACGGCGATTGCAACGCCGATAAGCACGGGAACTGCTCTCCCCGTGCTTTTTCTATGCTTTTTTAATGAGAGCAGGGAAAGAGAGCAGAAATGAATATTGTAAGAATGGATGAAAATACCGCAGTTATCGACGGTAAGTACATCGTAACCAGTAGCGGGGATGTATTTCGATACCATAGCTATCACCGAAAATGGGAGCCTCAAAAAAAGCGGATTCATACGAATGGTTACTTAAGAGCAGTAATAAGTGGCCATGACGCTTATATACATCGCTTGGTTGCAGAAGCATTTTGCGATAATCCTCGCGGGTGCTCTGAAGTGAATCACAAAGACGGGAATAAGCAGAATAACAATGCAAGCAATTTAGAGTGGTGTACGAGAAGCGAAAACAACAGACACGCATTCCAGACCGGCTTGCGCGATTATGCAGAGCTGAGTGAAATGGCGAAGAAAGGAAATGCGACGCGCCGCAAAAAAAGAAGGCTATCGCCAGAACAGGTTAAGGAAATCAGAAAAAAGAAAAGCTGCTGGCGAGACATCAGCTAAAATCGGTGCGGAATATGGCATGGGGCGGCAGACCATTGATTCCATCTGGCATAAAACCGCGTACAAGGACGTGATCTGATGGAGCTTGTAACCAGAAAGCTTACTGACTTAATCCCATATGAAAAAAACGCGAGATTTAACGATGCTACAATCCCAGATCTCGTAAAAAGCATGCAGCAAACAGGGTATAATTCCCCAATAGTAGTCGATGAGAATAACGAGATATTGGCTGGGCATTCCCGACAAAAAGCCCTAATGGCGATGGGGGAAAAAGAGGCCCAGGTTATTCTGGTCACCGGCCTTACGGAAGAACAAAAGCGCAAATTCCGGTTGTACGACAACAAAGTCGGCGAAAAAAGTCAATGGGACTTTGACTTGCTGGCCGAGGAGATTGCCGATTTGGACTTTGGAGATCTGACGGCAACTCTGGACTGGGGCTTAAACATCCCGGAGATACAGCCGGAAGAACCAGCCGAAGATGAAGCTCCGAAGTGGAAGAAAAACCACGCAAGCGACAAGTACAGCTATTACGGCGAGACGCGGGAGCGGTCATTCGAAATCTCCAACTTCAAGTACTACGACGAAACCCGCGTCGAGGGTAAGTACAACATGCCCACCAACCGGCCCACACAGCACGTCCCGAATGGCCTGATCGGCTTCGACCACATGCTCCCGTCTACCGAGTTTGACAAAGGCGTCCATTTTTACCTTTACGACTACATGTTTGAGAGAATTTGGAATAGCCCGTTTCAATACTTCGAGAAATTAAAGCGCTTTGACTGCTGCATTTCGCCGGACTTCAGCTTGTACACGGACATGCCCATCGCCATGCAGATATGGAACACGTTCAGAAACCGGCTCCTGACGCAGATGATGCAGGACTACGGCATCGAGGTTATTCCGGCAATCATGTGGAGCACCCCGGAGAGCTACGAGTTCTGCTTTGACGGCATGCCGAAACACAGCGTTCTGGCCGTGGAGACGGTCGGGTGCGCGAAAAACAAAGAGGACAAGAAATGCTGGTTTGATGGCATGACAGCCGCCATGGAGCGCCTGGAGCCGACCGGCATTATTTTATACGGCTCCGACCTGGGGTTCGACTTCGGCGGCATCGAGGTCACGAAGATCAAGAACACCAACGGGGAGCGCATGGCAAAGAGCGCAAAGGAAAAGAAAAACAAATAAAACGGAGGACCCATGGACGAGGAAAGACTGAAAATCGAATACCTGCCAATCGATAAGCTGACACCTTACGAGCGGAACACACGCGCCCACGCGAAGGACGACGTTGACGCGATTGCGCTATCGATCAAGAAATACGGCATGAACGACCCGATTGGCGTATGGTCCGAAAAGAACATCATTGTCGAGGGCCACGGTCGCTTCCTGGCCTGCAAGAAGCTCCGAATGAAGGAGGTTCCTGTTGTTCACCTGGATCACATGACCGACGAGGAACGCCGGGAATATGCGATCATGCACAACAAAACCGCAGAGCTTTCGACCTGGGACTTTGAGAACTTGGTCATGGAACTGTCCGAGATCGATCTGAGCGACTTCGGCGACGATCTGTTTAACCTGAAAAGCCTGGGAGTATCCGAAGGAGAAGCCTACGAGGATGATTACGACGAGCAGCTCCCGGAGGAGCCGAAGTCCAAGCTGGGGGATATCTACAAGCTCGGGCGGCACCGGCTTATGTGTGGGGATTCCACCAACCCGGAGATGGTCAAGGCCCTCATGGGCGGAGAGCTGGCCGACATGCTGCTCACCGACCCGCCTTATGGTGTGGACTACGAGGGCGGCACCGGCATGAAGATCGAGAACGACAAACTCAAAGGCGAGGAGTTCCTGCACTTCCTGGCGGACGCTTTTGATTCCGCCGACCAGGTGATGAAACCCGGAGCGGTATTTTACATTTGGCATGCGGACTCCAACGGCAGCATCTTCCGAAACGCATGCGACATGGTGGGCTGGACCGTGAGGCAATGCCTGATCTGGGTCAAAAACGCCCTGGTCATGGGACGGCAGGACTACCAGTGGCGGCACGAGCCGTGCCTGTACGGCTGGAAGGAAGGCGCGTCCCACCTGTGGGCCAGCGACCGGAAGCAGACCACGGTCCTCGAGTTCGACAAGCCGAAGAAAAACGACATCCACCCGACGATGAAGCCGGTCCTGCTCTTCGACTACCAGATCAAGAACAACACCAAGGGCGGCGACATCGTCCTCGACCTGTTCGCTGGCTCCGGCACGACCATTGTTGCAGCCGAGCAGGACGGACGTCGCGGTTTCTGCATGGAGTACGACCCGCGCTACGTTGACGCGATCATCGGACGCTACGAGGCCCTGACAGGCGACACAGCAGAGCTGATCCACCGGGACGGGGAAACCGAAGAAGAAACTTGATTCACCCGGGAGGGTATGGTAACATGGGCCACAGCACCGATTCAGGATTCGTAAGGACACATACGACGCTTGCGAAGTATGGCAAGGTCCAGCTCATTGAGCCAAGAAACCGAGTGGAACACCGAATGCCGGACGAGGCAGCGAATCCGGGAGACGTTTACGCGACCGTTGACGCGGACGGTAACCCGTTCCAGATCAGCGTCTATGGCGATGATCGGAAAAAGCTGTACGACATCGACCTGGGGCATGATCATTCTGGCGGACGATTTCCAGATGGACACATCCAGCGATACGACGAAAATGGGAACCGAAGCGGTCCGTATGAGGAACTGGACAGAACCGCACAGCGCTATGTTTATCTCCTGAGAAACGGTGTGGAGAAAGACCGAGAGCGGGGGATCAATTATGGCTACAGAAAAAGAAAGACTTAACGAGTTTTGGGGACAGAATCACGAGATTCTGTTCTGGTACAACGAGATTGAGTACTTTGCCTTCAAGCAGATTTACGACAACGGAAAACGAATGCAGGTCCTTTGCAACGACGGCCAGGGATGCAAGAGCCGGGTGGTTGAAACGGAAGAAAACCTGCTGGACACCGAGTACAAAGGCAAAAAGGTCCGGGACATGATCCGCGAGGGCGAAATCGAATGGATTTTTTAAGGGAGACGGAAGCGTCTCTCTTTTTATTTGCGGTTTTGGAGAAAGAAGTTGACTTTCTGCCGGTTCAGAGTGATGTATGGCATACCAAAACCGAAGGAGGTACCAGCATGGGGCACTCAACAGCATCCGGGAGGACGCGCGAGTCCGCCACGGAAAATGCGCCGCGCGGGCTCGTTGACCGCGTCACGGCAACGGAAGCCTTAACCCCTCGGCGTGGTGAGCGGGTAACCAAAGTGGCGCAGAAAGTGTTCGACGAAGAATACACGAGAGCGCGGGAGTACTTCAAAAACTGGCCTGATAGCATCAATGAGCAGATCTCCTTTGCCATCGACTTCCCGAACGGCTACGTTTCGGCGCAGACCTTGCGCGGGGTACAGGCACTTATAAACAGCGCCCAGGCTGGGCTCGAACGCGACGAGCGCATGGGGCTTTCCTACGAGTCCACACCTCGCCGGAGGGCCGCGCTTAACGCGCTACAGCGGGGACTGAATCGGTCATACCAGCAGCATAGGGACTTCTGGGACGGAAACTTTTAACAGGGGGAAACAAATATGGGACATAGTACAGGATCGGGCCGTACCGGGAACACTGCAGCAGCCGAAAGATATCGTCAGCAGACAGAAAACTTCGCCTCCCGGTCTGAGAGAAACCCAAATAATCTGCTTTATAGCCAGGAGCGTGACAATTACAACGATCTCGTGAATGCGGCAAGGACTATGCGGGCGAATGCGGCTGAGTACTCTGGGCTTCAAGCGGCTATCGCACTTGACGATGCCCGTGAAGGCGACGAAGTGGAAATCACCGGTAACGTGTTCAATGGCCGCTATCGTCTGGAGAGCAGGCGTGATCCGCTTTCTGGGCGGACGGGGCTTATGTTTGTCCAGCAGGACCGATTCAGCCCGCATGCATTCGGGAAGAACGTTGCCACAATCGAGAGCGAACTCGGTCTCGTTCGTGGTGGTCGGCTAACAGACCGTCAGGAATCGAGAGTTCGCATTCTGAGAAGGAGGTAAATGATAATGGGACACGCCACAACCAGTGGGCGGCAATCCGCCGGTGCTGCAGCAAACGTCCGAGAAGGTAGGGAGCCGACAGCGGTCCGCAGCCTTTCCACAGAACAGATTCAGTCCATGTCCAGAAATATTGACCGGCAGGGCTTTGAGAAGATCGGTAACGGCGTCTGGGAAATGGTTCCTCGTGACCAGGAAATCAGTTCTGCTGGGGCGCGAATCACAAAAGGGCAGAGCATTTCTACCGGCGAACCTGAGTACGAGCTTGAAACCTGGGGGACCACCAACATCCAGGCCGAACGGATGAACAACGGCCAGGAAACGACCATGACCTCGTATCATCGGACGCTTGCAGCAGCAAAAACCGCTGCAAAGGAGGAGCTTAAGGGCTACCTTTCCTCCGTAAGATACAACCCGAGAACAGGCGCGACACCCGGCGAGGGACGCGGGCTCGTTACTTCGAGCAGGGCCAGGACGTTAGCTGGCAATAGGAGGTACAGATAAATGGGTCACAGCACAGCAAGTGGCAGAACCGGTGGTGGCGGGCAGGCAGCAGTAGGCGCTGCAGCTGCGGAACGCTATGAAGCAGGCCGAAGCCGCATTGAGTCCGCAATCGAGCGGCGGAGTCCTGGACTGACAGCGATCAGCCGAGCGTCGTTTACAAACGAAGGCAACGGCCAGTGGACGCTTGACGTTCCTGATCAGGGCGGTGGCCAGATTCTGGATGAAACCGGAAGCTCCCGCGACCCGAATGCTGGCCGTGGTGGAAAGTTGTACAGTGCGAGATCCTGGAACGCCGACAACGATTTCTTGGAGGACCGGGCGCAGTACTTCACCAGTCTCAACGATGCCAAGAGCTACGTCAAATCCCAGCTCCAGGCGGATCGTCGGCGCAGAAGCCTGTAAGGAGGAAACAATATGGGACATTCTACAAGTAGCGGGCGGAGCGGTGGCGGTGCTGCTCAAACGGCCTCTGTTACACCTGAGAGACGAGCTGCTCTTGATTCAAACCGGCAGGCTCGATCGATTCAGAACATGACATTTCGTGAATACCGGGATGGGTCTAGGGCCGAGATTCCCGGGGTTGGAACAGCATCTGTCACATACAACGACGTGACAGAGCGTTACGAAGGCGGATTCTCCTTTGAAAATGGACAGACCATGCGCCTTTCCGGTAGCAGCGAAACGCTGAGACAAATGGAGGAACGAGTCAGAACCGCCATGTATAACAGGTGGCTACGCGGGGACGCGAGGTAATTTCTTTGCCAGACTACGGGTAGGAATACTCGGAGTATACAAACTGCGGCGGGTCAGTTACAGACTGCTTGTGCATGCGCAGGTGGTCGTTTTACAACCGCCATACTAAGCGGACTGGTGTAACGGAAGCACGTCAGGCTTTGATCCTGGAGGAACTGGATCAGCACCAGTGTTCGCCGCCACGAGCGCCCGTGTGGCGCTTTTCCTTTGCAGGTGGGGTAAACGCCCCACCTGCTTTCTCAACGCTAAATAAGGCCGCACACGCGGCAAACGGAGGAAAAGAAATGATCGAGAAGGTAAACCCGAGCCACCCTGATAAGCTGGCGGACCGCATCGCCGGTGCGCTTGTTGATCTGGCGTACACAAAGGAAGAAAACCCGAAGATCGCCGTTGAGGTCCTGATCGGCCACGGCACCTGCCACATTATTTGCGAAACATCTGTGAACATCAACGCCAGCGAGGCAGAGGCAATTGTCCACAGAATCGTCGGTGACGGCGTTGGTGTGGACCTTTGTTGTGTGAAACAGGATGCTCACCTGGCCGACAACCAGCATGGCGCGATCCGTTGCGGTGACAACGGCATCTTTAAGGGCGTCCCGCTCACGGACGAGGAAAAGGAGCTGTCCAGCATAGCGCGGGCGATCTATGATGTGTTCCCGTTTGACGGCAAGTACATCCTTGACGGTGAGCGGCTGATCATCTGCCAGAGCCATGCGGTGGAGCCGTTTGAATACGACGACCATGAGGTTATTACAAACCCGCTTGGGCCGTGGACTGGTGGCCCGGACGTGGACACAGGCGCTACCAACCGCAAGCTTGGCAGCGATATGGCCCAGAGCGTGACAGGTGGTGGCCTGCACGGCAAAGATCTGTCCAAGGCGGATGTGTCCGTGAACATCTATGCGTTCTGCATGGCGCAATCGCTTGGTGAGCCGGTGGAGCTTTGCTGCGCCATTGGGGACGAGACTGTGGGCGGCGTTTCCTATGACACCATTGTCGAGTTTGCCCGTGGCTATATCAACCGCGTCGGCGGCTTCGAGAAGTTCGCCGAGTGGGGCTTGTATTGATAAGGGGCTGGTGATGTGCCACAGACACAAGCACAGCTTGACAACCTAAAAAAAGGCGAGGCAACCCAGCTCCGTGCAGGCGACGCGCGGGCGAGAAAGATTCAAAGCAAGGGCGGCAAAGCCAAGGCTGCGAAAATCCGCCGAAACAGGTCCATGAATGAGATGTTCAAGCTCATGGCGAAGATGCCCGTCAAGGACGGCGACATCTTCGACCCGGAAACGGCAGCGTCCATCCAGGAGCTTTCCGGCCAGAACATGACGGCTGGCGAGACGATGGGGGCACAGCTCTTCCTAAAAGCCATGAAGGGCGACGCCAAGGCCGCTGGTATTGTGTACCCGGTTCTCGCCGAGGACAACAGCGACAGTGAGACGGACCGGCAAAAGGCGCTGGGCATCGCATGGCAGCGGTATTGGACCAATGTGGCACCGGCATTTGCCGGTGTGGCCGGGGACGTTTTCAAGCACAACCACACGCACTACACCGGCAAAGGCGGACGAGGCTCCACAAAGTCCACGTTTGTTTCTCTGATCGGCATTTTGATGGTCATGCAGTACGACGGCATCCATGGCCTTGTCCTGCGTAAGGTAGCCAACACCCTGCGCGACTCTGTACTGGCGCAGTACGAGTGGGCGATCAATGTTCTTGGTGTGGATGAATACTGGAATGTAAAGAAAAGCCCACCGGAGCTGACTTTCAAGCCAACAGGGCAGAAGATTCTATTCCGAGGCGCGGACGATCCCGGCAAGATCAAGTCGATCAAGGTTCCTTTCGGGTATATCGCGTTTACGCATTTTGAAGAGCTTGACCAGTTTGCGGGGCGCGAAGAAACCCGTAACATTCTGCAATCTACAATGCGTGGCGGTGAGCTGTACTGGAACTTCGAGACCTTCAACCCGCCAATAACCAACACGAACTGGGCGAATAAAGATGTGGAGGAAGAACGAGCTGACCGGCTCGTTTTTTCGTCTACGTACCTGGACGTGCCGCGCGAGTGGCTTGGCGAACAGTTCATTGACGAGGCCGAACACCTGAAAGAAGCAAACGAGCGGGCCTACCAGCACGAGTATCTTGGCATCCCCGTTGGCACCGGCGGTAACGTGTTCGAGAACCTGGAACTGCGCGAGATCACGGACGAGGAAGTAAAGCGCTTCGACCGAATTTACCAAGGGCAGGACTTCGGCTGGTATCCCGATCCTGCTGCCTTTATCCGACTGCATTACGACAGCAACCGGGAGATCATCTACTTCATCGATGAAATCTATGTCAATAAAACTCCGAACCAGGAGCTTGTGGACATGATCAAGGAGAAGGGCTACGACCGGCACACGATCACCTGCGACTCGGCGGAGCCGAAAAGCATAGCGGACTTTCGGGCATGCGGGCTGGACGCGAAGAAGGCTATCAAAGGGCCGGATTCCGTTTCCTACGGCATGAAGTGGCTACAGAAGCGGAAGATCGTCATTGACAAGCGGCGAACGCCCAATGCATATCGGGAGTTCACTGAATACGAATACGAGCGCGACCGGGACGGGAATGTAATAAGCGGCTACCCGGACGCGAACAACCATCTGATTGACGCCACCCGCTACGCATTAGAGCGCGTCTTCGGAAAGTATAGGAGCATTGGCTGATGGAGCAAACCCAGAACATTTTTGGAAAGCTCCGGGAAATGGGGTTCAAGACCTGCCCGGAGGACTTTTACGGGAACATCGACGTGTGGAAGTCCTGGTACGACGGCGATGTGGAGAAGTTCCACCACTACCGTGTGTTTAACGGCCAGAAGAAAATAGCCTGCGACCGGTACGGCCTTGGTATGGCGAAAAAGGTCTGCGAGGACTGGGCAAACCTGCTCATGAATGAAAAGGTAAAGATCACGCTGGAAGGCGAAGACGAGCAGAAATTCTTTGACCAGGTTTGCCGAGATAACAACTTCGAAGTCAAGGCGAACGAGCTGGAGGAGCTGACATTTTTCGGCGGCACATCGGCGATCATCACCAGGGCTGTGGACGTTCCCGTGAATCAGGAAACCGGCAGCGTGACCGGCTCCGGGCGGCTGGTGCTGGATTATGCGTACATGCCGAACATCTACCCGCTTTCTTGGGAAAACGGGAAAGTGACGGAGTGCGCATTTGTCACGAGGAAGGTAGACGGAGACAGCAAATACCTGTACGTCCAGATTCACCGCCTTTCCGAAAACAAAACCTACAACATCGAGAACTACCTGTACCGGGACGACAACGGAAGCCTGTCACAGGTCGAGCTTGGGACGCTGGCTGATCTGGCCGGTGTGGCGGAAAAGGTTACTACCAACGAGACGGAACGGATGTTTGTTATTAACAGGCCGAACATCGTGAACAACATTGACCCGAGCCTCCCGCTCGGCATTTCCGTTTTCGCCAACGCCATCCCGCAGCTCAAGGGCTGTGATATTGCCTACGACACTTACGTGAACGAGATGGTCCTTGGCAAGAAGCGTGTGATCGTCAAAGCCGAGGCTTTGCAAAACACTGACGGCAACCCGACGTTTGACCCGGACGATGTTGTGTTCTATGCGCTGCCGGAGGACAGCTCCGCTGGCGCGGAAGCGACAATGATCACACCGTTGGATATGAGCCTGCGCACACCGCAACTTAACGCGGCTATTCAGGACATGCTCAATATCCTGTCCGCCCGCTGCGGCTTCGGCGAGAACCATTACAAGTTCAACCAGGGCGGCGTGGCAACTGCAACCCAGATCGTCAGCGAGAACAGCACCCTTTTCCGAACGATCAAAAAGCACGAGATCGTTCTCGAGGACATGCTCAAAGAGCTGGCGCGGACTATCCTGCGCATGGGCAATCTCTACTGCGGGCAGAACTTGGACGCCGATGTGGAGATCACGATAGACTTTGACGATTCAATCATTCAGGACCGCGACGCTGAATTCCAGAAAGATGCCGCTATGGTCAGCATGGGCATCTTAAACCCGTGGGAATTCCGAGCAAAGTGGATGAACGAGTCGGAGGAAACCGCCAAGGCCGCGCTGCCGCAAATGGACGCGCTTGTGGAAGACGAGACGGAGAACACCCCGCCACCCAACAGGAAAAGCGCGCAGAAGCCCGCACAAGGCCGACAGCGCGAAACGGAACAGGGCGTACGGAGCGCAGGATACCCGGACGACCGGGAGGAGGAATAAACAATGGGACATAGCACATCTTCAGGCCGCACAGGCGGCGGTGGAGCGGCACAGGAGAGAACAGTTGCGCAGGCAAACCCGCTGCCTCGTGGCGTCGCTTCCAATTCCAGGCTCGGCAGAGCGTGGCGCACTGCTCAAGGCGGTGACGCGACTGTCGCGGTCCGCGAGTACGACGAAGAAATCCGAAGAGAAACGGATCGCATGAGAAATGCGAGAAATACGTTCGTCAAGCAGACGGCGCAGCAAACCATCGACCGGCTAAGAGAAGAAAAACGAAGGATCGAGAGAGCCTTCCTGGATTGATGATGAATGAAGTACCCACTGACCGGTGACTACCTCCAAAACCTCCCGGAGCCGATGCAAAAGCTGTACCGGGATCTGGAGGACAGCATTTTCGAGTACATCTGTGAGCAGTTCAAAACCGGCGATGCCAACGAGAAGTCCGTTGAGCTGATCCGCTTGCTTCGGCGGAGAGGGCTGTCCCTGCGAGAGATTGAAAAGCGCATTAGGCGGACGCTGGGCCTTTCACAGCGGGAGCTGGACCGTATTTACGACGGGGCCATTTCCCGCAATCAGGCGTTTTTTTCCGACACGCTTAACAAGCTCAAGCTGGTGTTCTCCCCCAAGCGCAGGCAGGCCCTGGAGGCCGAGATTGCGGCAATACGGGCGCAGACAGCCGGGGAGTTGACCAACATCACCCGCTCCCTTGGCTTTGCAACACGCGGGCCTGACGGGCACGTGGCGGCGTTACCGATTCTTGAAACATACCACCGTGTTTTGGACACGGCCTTGATTCAGGTCCAGTCCGGTGCGTTCAGCTATGACGAGGCGATTCAAAACGCCATCAAGCAGCTGGCGGCAAGCGGTGTGCAATGGATTAGCTATGAATCCGGGTGGCACAACCGTGTGGAAGTGGCCGTCAGGCGGGCTGTCATGACCGGCATCTCCCAGATGTCCGCGCAGTACAGCGAACAGATGCGGCAGGAAATCGGCACCGATTTTGTGGAGGTTTCTGCTCACCGAGGGGCGCGTGACGTTGACGGGCCGCTTGGCTATGAGAACCACAAGAAGTGGCAAGGCAAAGTGTACCACATTGGCGGGGAAACAACCGTGGACGGTGTGCGCTACCCCGACTTCTACCGCTCCACCGGTTATGGGACCGGCCCCGGCTTAAATGGGTGGAACTGCCGCCACAAGTGGTATCCGTTTGTGCCGGGAATCAACGAGCCGACTTACACCGACGAGGAGCTGCGGAAAATTGACCCGCCGGACTTTGAGTTTGAAGGCAAAACCTACAGCGCCTACGAAGCGACCCAGAAGCAGCGCCAACTGGAAACCGCCATGCGGGCCAAGGAGCGCGAAATGATCGGCTACAAGGCCGCTGGCGACGAAAAGGCGTACACCTACGCCAAGGCGCGATACCGCGCACTGAGCGCGGAATATAGCCGATTCAGCAAGGCCGCGCAGCTCCCCGAGCAGAGACAGCGGCTGTACATAGCGAAGAACACATAAACAAATGCGGTGGCGGAATAGGTAGACGCTAAGACAGTCGATAGGTTAGGGCAGCGGTTCAAATCCGCGAGTGTGCATAATATGCAGGAAGATGCGAGGCGCACGAACACTGTGACGGCATGTCCCGGCTATGCGAGGTGCAAATCCTCGCCCGCATTTACAACTGAACATCAAGGAGCTATTCGGAAAAACCGAACGGCTCCTTTTTTTGTTGCCGTCAGTTTTACGCAGATAGACCAACAAGATAGGAGTAAAAAAATGAAGAGAAAAAACACTGATGCACTTAGAGCCATTACAAATGCATTGGGCGGGGCACCGAACGATGGGGGGAACCTGAAAGAGCTTAAAGCGATACTTGCCGCACTGAATGATGGCGAGTTGGACAGCGAAGCTGCTAACGCAAAGTTGTCGAGCGATGTTCTTTATCGTATTGCAGGAGCAATTGAAGATGGAGGTGGCGGTGGCGGTGGTTCGGAAGACGGGAAAACGTTGACACTCACCGTTAGTGGCGTCCCATTTGGCGGTGTTCTTGTGAAGAGTTCGCATAACATGGAGGGTACACAAGTTTCCGTAGGTCAAACGGTGGAAATTCCAGTGGCAAACGACGGCGAGTTTGTCGTGGTCAGCACAATGAACGAGAACCATAAGGTTTCCTATTATCCTGAAGATGAAGAAGATGTATCCTATTGGAATATCGATTCTTCTACATTGATGTTTGCGTGCACATCCAACGTAAACATTAAAGTTAACGTGGAAAACGGGCTTCTCTGATGCGCCAATTGATTCCGCGAATTATAACCACATAAAAAACAAAGGAGCTATTCGGGAAAGCCGAACGGCTCCTTTGTTCATGCTCCTGTAGCGCAACAGGCAGACGCAACCGCCTCAAAAGCGGTCAAGTGTAGGTTCGAATCCTGCCGGGAGCACCAGTGTCCGAAGGGACGTTTAAACACTAATGGCGAAAGCCAAATTGAGTCCGACGGGACGTTAAAACACGGAGGAGAGAAATCATGGAAAACGAAAACACCAACGTCAACACCAATCCGAACGGCGAAGGCGGCACCCAGCCGAACCAGGCTCCCGCCCAGCAGACGCAGGAGCAGAACGTCAACCTCGGCCTGCGCACCTTCACGCAGGAACAGCTCGACGCGATCATTGCGCGGGAGCGGTCCAAGGCCACCAAGGGCTGGTTCACAGCCGAGCAGATGCAGGCAAAGGATGCCAGCATCTCAACGCTCACAACCGAGCGGGACAAGGCCAAAAACGAACTTGCAACGCTGCAAGCGCAGTATGACGCGCTGAACCACGAGAAGTACCTGTCCGGCAAAGGCGTCCCGGCTGACATGCTGGAGTTTTACGCCTTCAAGATCGGCAAGCTCGTGGACGACAAAAAGACCTTCGAGCAAGCAGCCGAGGAGTACCTGAAGGACAACCCGCCCGCCGGAACGGTGCGCATGAGCACTGGCGGCGGTGTGAACAATGGCGGCGGCACACAGCCGCAGAAGCCTAACGATATCATGAACGCGCTCATCCGAAGCGCAAAGTAAAGGAGAAAAACATATGCCTAACGACACCACTATCATCAGCCGTGCCAATCTTGCCGGTCTTATTCCCGAACCCGTATCCCGTGAGATCATGCAGGGCGCTGTGGAGAACAGCGCGGTCCTCCGCGTTGGCCGCAGGCTCCCCAACATGACCGCCAACACCCAGAGCATCAACGTTCTGGACATGCTGCCGACCGCCTACTTCGTGGACGGCGACACCGGTTTCAAGCAGACCAGCTCCCAGGCGTGGACCAAGAAGCGCCTGTATGCGGAGGAAATTGCTGTCATCATCCCCATCCCCGAGGCCGTCCTGTCTGATTCCAACTACGACATCTGGGGTGAAGTGCGCCCCCGCATTTCCGAGGCCATGGGCAAGGTCATCGACCAGGCCATCCTGTTTGGCGTTGGAGCGCCCTCTACTTGGCGTGATTCCATCTTCGACACCGCGACCGACGCAAGCATGGTCGTGACCGAGAGCACTGGCGCGAATGCCGACCTGTTTCAGGACCTGCTCGGCGTTAACGGCCTGCTGGCCAACGTCGAAGAGCACGGCTACAATGTGACCCGCGTCCTTTCCGATATCTCCATGCGAGCCAAGCTGCGTGGCCTTGTGGACAGCAACGGCCAGCCCATCTTCATGTCCACCATGCAGCAGAACGCGAACTACGCCCTGGACGGCACCCCGCTGGACTTCCCGATGAACGGTGCTTGGGACAAGACCAAGGCCCTGATGATCGCCGGTGATTTCAGCCAGCTCGTCTACTCCATCCGTCAGGATGTGACCTTTAAGGTCCTGACCGAGGCCACCATCGTTGACCCGACCACCAAGGCCGTTGTTTACTCCCTGGCTCAGCAGGATATGGTCGCTCTCCGCGCCGTGATGCGCCTCGGCTGGGAGATTCCCAACCCCGTCAGCGCCTACCGCTCCGAGCTGGAGTCCTACAGCCCGTTTGCGGTGTACGCGCCCGCCTCCAACGAAGGCGACGAAGGCAACGGCTGATATGGCGAAAAGGGTTAATTACATCGTAGCCGCACCCAAGGGCCGTTTGAATGTAAGAGAGAGTCCGAGCCTTCACGCTCGGATTCTCTCAACCATGGAAACCGGCGCAAAGGTGAAGATTAACCCGAGCGCCGATACACCGGAAGGGTGGAAAGCCGTCGAAGGCGGCGGCTATGTGATGGCAGACTTCCTGGAGTGAGGTGATAAGGAATGTACGCTGACTATTCCTACTACACGGACACGTTTTTCGGCGACATGATCCCGGAGAACAAGTTCCCGAAGTACGCAACAGCGGCCAGCGACTTCATCGACTACTTCACCATGGGAAAAGCGGCAAACAACGCCGAGCTACCAGCCGTGAAGAAATGCTGCTGTGCCTTGGCGGAGCAGTACATGACCATCGATACAATCCGTTCTGCGGCGGCTGCAAAGGTCACAGCAGACGGGATTATCGCAAGTGAATCCGTTGGCTCCCATTCGAGATCATTTAGGACAGGCGCTGACGGCACCCAAGCCGTCGAGGCGGAGGAAAAGAAGCTGGCGCAGATCGCCAGGGTCTACCTGATGCCTACCGGCCTGCTTTACAGGGGGGTGGGGAGCTGTGTACACGCCTCATGTTGTGACTCTTTATAACGTCACGGAGGACCCGTTAACGCTGGACGTAAGCTACAACATCACGATCCTGGACGGCGTTTTCCTTGACCGTTCCCAGGCGGCAAACATCGAGAAGTCCGGCATGCGCGACGCCGACAGTGCAAGCCTGTTCATTCCGTTTTCTGTTAACGCCTTTCAGCCGAAACAGGAAATTCTTGAACGGGCGATTGCCGGTGAAGCAATTGTCGGGCTTGCGATTGTTGGCCTTTCAGAGCGCAGGAAGGTGTTTGTCCCGCCCAAGGCATACAGGAACCTCAAGGACAAATCCGGGTACTGGACGCTTGAAACGGGCGGTGTCAGCTCCGGTGTGGACTGCTTTTTTGCCAAAGGCGTACTCATTTCCATGGAAGGGTATCGGCATATCCGAGAGTATTACGACGATGTGTACGACGTGACCACGGTTGACACCCGCGACTTCGGGAGTGAGGACATGCGCCATTGGCAGGTGGGGGCGAGATAAATGCTTACATTTGACGTCCGGTACAATTCGGGCATCGGTCGGCGTGTGTGGGATTCGGTCAAGAACCGCCTGCGCGGGAAAGCCGGTAAAGCCGAGCGAACCCTGGCGGTCCAGGTCATGAAGGATACCGACAAGTACGTCCCGGCCTTGACCGGCTCTCTTTCCCAGCACACCCACATTGAGAGCGGCAACACCATCGTGTATCCCGGGCCTTATGCGCGATTCCTGTATTACGGCAAGGTGATGATCTATGAGCCGACTGGAAGCACCTTTGCCCCCAGATACGCCCACAAGGTGGTCACGGGGCGCGACCTTGTGATGCACAAAACCATGCACTCGCTTGCTACTTCCCACTGGTTCGAGGTTTCCAAGGCCGCGAACCTGGAAAAGTGGCTGCGGGTAACGGAAAGGCTGATGAAGAATGGATGAAAACGTACTCCGGGACGTAACACCCGAATCCGAACAAATCACACGTGCGGTCCGAACCTGGCTGAACCTGTACCCGGAAAAGCCAATGCGCATGGTCGATGTGGAGTTCCTTGGAGAAACGAGCGGGCTTGCGCTTTCGACCGTGCAGGCGGCTTACAAAACGAGGCGCTACATCTACGGCGGCTATCAGGCACAGTACCAGTTCTCCATCCTTTATCAGTCCATCCCAACGACCGCAAACGAGCGGCTTGAAATGGACGAGGTTCTCAACAACTACGCAGCATGGGTCGAAGCGTCAAAGCCGGTTATGCCGGATAATTGCCGCTTTATCCGCTGCACCAGAAACACGAACGCAGCACTTCTGGGCCGCGATGCTGACGGCTCCGAAGTGCATCAAATTTTATTTACACTACTTTACGAGGTGAACGTATAAATGGCAGACATTTCTTTCAACACCACTGCTGGCCAGACCATCAAGCGTGAGCTTCTTATCGCTTATCTCAATACCGGAACCACCGTGTCCCCTGTGTGGAGCGCCATCGGTAAGAGAGTCGAGGACAGCTCCACCGAGTACGACTGGGAGACCGAGACCAAGCGCGACATTCTTGGCGCTACCTACGGCAAGATGAAGAAGCCGACCATCACCCAGAGCTTTGACCCCTGCGAACTGGACTCCGACGACGTGGCGCAGCAGAAGATCTGGAATCTGGCCGTGAAGGACCAGGACGCCCAGGCGCTGGCCAGCCAGGACATGATGATCGCGCACTTCTATGCGGGCGAGTCTGATGCCTTGTTTGCGGAGCGGTACACTTCCTGCATGATCGAAGTTACCGGCCTTGGCGGCGAGGGCGGCGGCGATATCGGGATGCCGATCAATGTGACATACGGCGGCACCCGCACCACCGGCAAGGTAAGCAACAGCGGCGGCACCGTGACCTTTACGCCTGTCTAATAAGGAGGCAGACCATGGCAGATATCAGATTCGACACCGGCGTAAAACAGTACAATCTTAACGGCGCTGTTACCGTGAGCTTCTGCCCCACGGACATGACCTTCATCGAGCGTTTCTATAACGCCCTTGAGAGCCTGGATAAGCGGCAGGAGAAATATCGAAGCATGATCGACGGGATCTCCAACGCGGAGGTTTTTGACGTTGCGAAGCGCTTTGATGCGGAATGCCGTGCGGATATCAATGCCATTTTCGGAACTGATATCTGCACTCCGCTGTTCGGCACCACCAGCATCACGGCCATTGCGGACGGCCTGCCGCTGTGGACCAATCTCATGCTGGCGCTGCTGGACGAGCTTGACGGCACCTTCGCCGAGGAGCAGAAGCGGACCAACCCGCGCCTCCAGAAATACACAGAAAAATACAAACGTAAGTAAGGGGTATCGTTTGATACCCCTTTTTCTTAAAAATGAACTTCACTTTACCAAAAACAGTGACCATCAATGGCCGGGAGCATGCGATCCGCTATGATTTCAGGGTGATCCTGGAGATCATCGCCATGCTTGGAGATGCGGACTTGAGCGGTGCCGAAAAGACCGAGGCGCTGCTCACGATGTTTTATGTGCACCCGGAGGAGCTCGATTTTGATAAGCTGGAGGACGCCGTAACAGAGTGCTTCCACTTTATCGACAATTCAGAGCGGACTAAAACAAAATCGCCCAAGCTCATGGACTGGGAGCAGGATTTTGAGTACATCATCGCCCCCGTCAACCGTGTGCTCGGCTTTGAATGCCGTGCGGTTGAGTATGACCCGGAAACCAATACGGGCGGTGTGCATTGGTGGACGTTTATGGCGGCGTTTATGGAGATCGGCGGGGATTGCCTGTATTCACAAATCGTCTCCATTCGGGATAAACAGGCAAGGAAGAAGCGCCTGGAAAAGTATGAGCGTGAATGGCTGCGGCGTAACGGCGACCTTGTCAGGCTCAAAACCCATTACAGCGACTCCGAAGAAGCTTTGCTCAAGGAGTGGACATAAGCGAGGTGAGAGGATATGCAGGGTGACGGCTCCGTATTTGTGCCGGTTAAGGTCGGTGTAGACGATAAAGAGGCACAGCGACAGCTTGTACAGCTCAACAGGGCCATCGAGCGGACCAAGGCCAAGATCGAGACAACATCCGCAAAACGGAACTTTATTGTTGAAGATTTGGAAAAGGCCCGTGCAGCGGCAGATCAAACCCGTGCGGAAATCGAGCGAATCAAAGAGGAAATGTCCTTAAATGAATCGGCGATGGATAATGCCCCGCCCATTGAAGAATGGGAGCGGCTTGCTGCACGAAACAAGGAACTGGCGCTGCAACAGAGCGAAAGCGAACTTTCTCTCAAGAAACAAAATAGAGAAGTCGAGTCTCTTGAGCGAAAAGAGCAGAATATTAGCAGAACGCTGGCTATTCAGAATGCTCAGTATGAGGAGCAGACAACTCTTGCGGGGGAGATTGAGCGCGAAGCCGCCGAAGAAGGCTCCGACGAACTTCCTGACATTGGGGAACTGCTGGAGCAGGCCAACGGCTCTGTCAAGGAGCTTGCCAAAAACGTTCTCAAGTGGGGCTTTGGCCTGGGATCTGTCCGGGCGATTGTTAAGATGGCCGCGCAGGGTATGGCGGAGTTTGCCGAGAACGACGAGGAAACCAAGGAGAGCATCGACGGCCTGAAATCTTCTCTGGCCGTTTTGAAGGTGTCCTGGGCGGCGGCATTTGCTCCGGTTGTAAATTTTGTTGCGCCGATCCTCCAGAAGCTCATGAGCTGGATCACCAGCGCAGCAAACGCCGTTTCCCAGTTTTTTGCAGTCCTACAGGGGCGCAGCAGCTATAACCGTGTGATCGCCAACAACAACGCTCTGGCGGATAGCATGACCGGCGCGGGACAAGCGGCACAGGAGGCAAAGAAGCAGATACTCGGCTTCGATGAGATCAACAAGCTTGAAGCCCCGACAAGCGGTTCTGGCGGCGGTAGCGGAAGCAGCGCAAGTGAGTTACAGACGGCTGTTGAAAACACACTGATCGACCCCAATTCGTTTTTGACCCGTCTCGCTTTCAACGTTAAGGATTTCCTTTTCAACTGGGGTGACCTTACGCCGGAGGATATATTGAAAAAGGCCATTGCAGCCTTGGACATCTTAGGCGGGGCCATCATCGGGAAAACGTTTATTGGCGGGCTCCCCGGGTTAATAATCGGTGCCGGTGCAGGCTTGCTGTTCGGTGTGGCCAAGGACATGCTCTGGTTCAACAATGATGGCGTGTTAAGCAAGGATGAGTTGCGCAATCTTATCAAACCGGCTATCCGAGGACTCTGCGGAGGTTTGATTGGTTTTGCAACGACAGGCAATTTGGCAGGAGCACTATTCGGCGCAGAAATTGCCATCGGGCTTGGCATGGTCATTGACCGCCTGGACGGTTTTAAGGACGGGACAGGCGGCGGGCTTCTTTCGAAATCCAATTTTACATCGGTTCTTAGCACAGCTACCGGTCTTGCCATCGGAAAGATCGCAATGGGCGCGATAGGTGCTACTGGAATCGCTGGTGCTTATGGAGCAATCCTCGGAGCGACAGTCGGCTTGAGCATTGGCATGATTATCACGGCCTTTGATGATTTCAAAAAAGGCAGTATTACCGGGAAGCAATTTGCAGATAGACTTGTTGTCGGTCTGATAGGCTTAACTGTTGCCGGTGGGGCCATTGGCTGGGTCGTTGGTCAAGGCGCTGGTGCTGCGATAGGCGCTATTCTGGGGCTTTCACTTGGCCTTATTATTACCACATTCAAGTCCGAGCAAACAGGCGTTGATGTTCAAAACGTATTTGAACAGAGCCAATTCAAAAAGGACCTGGATGCGCTGAAGCAGAACATTATCGACCACGCAAATCTTAATGTCGAGATGCAGGCAAGGATTACGGGGATCAAAAACACCCTAACTCCTGAATCGCTCACTGACATTCTTGCTGCGAAGGATCTTATTAGGCAGATATTCTCTATCGCTGAAATCCCTGTTGAGAACCGGACCGCTACCCAAGTAAACGATCTTATTTCCGCCATCAACACGTTAAATAGCTTAAATCTCGATGGCATCCATCTTGAGTATGACCCCGAAACCGGCCAGATAAACGCTGACAAAGATGCTATCCTCGGCGTCGTTGACGCTTTGGACCAGCTGTATCGAAAGAAAGCATATGAAGAAGCCCTTACAGAGACATACCGTGCGCAGGCACAGGCGCTAATCAATGCCAGGACCTATTATCAGGACGTCGTAGATGCTCAAGCTACATACGATGCTGCTCTCGCAGAATCAGAAGCAGCCCATGCGGCCTATGACGCATACGGCCCAGACCCGCTGATTACTAAGGAGTACAAAGCCGCTGTGCAGCGCGTTAAGGACGCGGATGCAATGCTTGGAACAGCAGAATCCGCAAAAACAGCCGCTGACAACGCATTAGCCGAAGCCTTAAAGCAGTACACCGATTCCACAACCCTCATTGACAGCATCAAGGGGATGCTCTCAGAAGTAACTGGCGAGATGGAAACAAGCGGTGAAGAAGGCGGTCAAGGACTGGCGGATGGCCTTAAAAGCAAAGAACCGACAATCACAGAGATGGCGACTAAGGTGGCCAACATCCTCCCCGATGAAGTAAAAGAAGCTTTGGACATTCACTCGCCGTCTAAGGTGATGAAGGAACTGGGCGGCAACGCCATGGAAGGCTTTGAAGAGGGTTTCACCAGCAAAGTTACATCCATTCAAACAACGGTAAAGAATCTCGGACAATTCATCATCAGCTCCATCCAGGAAGTGGTTAACGAGGCCCGCAGAATTTGGGCCTCTGATTGGGGAAAACCGAGAATCCACATTCCAGTGTTTTCCCTTTTTGGCAGTATCGACTTCCAGACCGGGCGGATGCCGCAGATCGCTATAACAGACTGGCTCTGGGCGGCGCGTGGCGGCATTGTTGACGGCGCTACACCCTTGATCGCCGGTGAGGCGGGCAAGGAGGCCATTGTCCCGCTGGAGCGGAACACCGAGTGGATCACGATGGTGGCGGACGGCCTGATCGACCGGTTGCTGTCTCCCAACCGCATCCGCGACCTGATCTCCGGGATGCCCTTACCGGCGCTTGCAAGCGGCCAGATCGTGCCGCCACGGGCTTTGTCGGGCGGGGGCGGCTTGTTTACCGAGAACGACATTGACCGGCTTGTGAGCGGCATTACGGCGGCTCTGGGCGGCAATGACGGAGCGGGCGGCGACATTGTTATCCGCCTGAACCTTGACGGACGGCAGATCGCCGAATCGGTCAGCAAGTACCAGCGGCAGATGGACAGAGAGCGAGGGCGCTGATGGTTTTTAGGATTAACGGTTTTGACATTGTCCCGTATCTCGCGGAGGGCGGGGCAAAATGGACCTGGAACGGGGTTGACGGCCCCGACACGGGCCGCACGATGGATGCGATCATGCATCGTGACCTGGTTGCCATCAAGGCCCGCTGCGACGTGGAGTGCCTGTGGATGCCGAAGGACCTGGCCGTTGTGCTGCACCAGTACATCACACCGAAATTTGTTAACGTGGTTACAGACACAGTACCGTGGATGAACGGTACTGTGTCTTTGGTTATGTACTCCAACAACGGGAAATCCACCCTGATAACGGAGTACACGGACGGCACAAAATTATACGGCGACATCGCGTTCCCCCTGATAGAGAGGTGACGGTATGCAACAGACAGATGCGGTATACCGGCGGCTTCTCCAGGAACCGGATTACCGGGTAGAAACCGCCGTCAAGATCGGGACAGACCAGAACGCACTGTGGTTCCGGGAGGACCAGCTTGTCAGTGTGAACCTCTCCGGGCGGGCTTTCCAGGACAACGGCCTTGGCATTGGTGGGGCCTTGGAGGGAAGCTGCGATATTGTTATCCGCACCCCGGAGGGGCAAACCGCGCGGCAATTGAGCGCAACGATTCCAAAGGCAGCGGAGATCAGGGTGTACCAGCGCCTTGCCGGTGAGGTCGAAACAGAGGAAACCCAAAAGAAAACCGGCGTGGTCGGCAAGATCGTCACCGGTGTTGGCAAGGTCGGCGTGATCCGCGTTGAAGAAACGCTGGAAAGCGGCTGGCTGATCCAGGGTGTGTACAACATCAATACCCGGGATTCCTCTATTGACTTCCAGCTTTCCATCGAAGGGCTGGACAGGATGAGTGCCGCCGAGGCGGACTTTCCTCCGCTTGAAAACGTCTCATGGCCCGCATTGGACACGCGAGTGGTGAGAGCAATCGCAACGGCGATGAATGTCGAGCTGGATGGGAACACGCTCCCTGTTATGAATCGCGGGTATCGCATTCCGACACCGACAAACTACTCCATGCGCGAGGTCCTTGGCTACCTGGCGACCATGTACTGCGGGAATTTCATCATTACCAAAGATGGGAAGCTGCTTCTATTGCAGCTCAACAATCTGCCAGAGGAAACCAACTACCTGGTCACAACGGCGGGCGACTTCATTACGATAGGGGGGAACCGTATCCTTGTTCGAGCCGGGTAAAATCAATGTAGGAAGAAAAACAAAAACCTGGGTGAACGCCCCCGACTACGGGACCTACAGCAAGGTCGTTCTGTGGGTGGACGATGAAACAAGCGTCGAGGCCGGGGACGATACCGGCCTTACCCTGGAAGCGGACTGCCCGTGGGCAACACAGGAGATCGCCGAGAACGTCCTTGCACAGCTAAACGGGTTCAGTTACAGGCCCTACGAGCTATCCGGGGCAATGATCGAACCGGCAGCGGAGCTGGGTGACGCTATATCAACAGCTGGTGTTTATTCTGGTGTATACACCATGAACAGGAAGCTTGGCACGATTGCAATGGCTGACGTTTCTGCTCCGATTCAGTCAGAGTCCGCCCCGGAAATCGAATACAAGTCCAAGGCTGACCGTAAGTTTACCAGAAAGATCAAAGAGATTCAGAGCGAATTTGCCATCATGGCCGACAAGATTTCCGCCAGGGTCGAAAAAACTGGTGCCAATGAATCCGGCAGCTTTAGCTGGAGTATGACATCCGACAGTATGACCTGGTATGCCAACAACCAGCAGATTATGAAGGTGGACCAGACCGGCGTGACCATTAACGGGACGGTCAACAGCTCGGCGGTGATAACAGGAAACCTTATGGTTGGCGGTAGCAGTATCAGTGCCGGTGCATTGCGGCAAGGCGCAGAATGGCCGTATGCATCTTACGGAAACTATACAAACGGTAGTTACTCGCTGACTGGTGGCGGGTATGGGTTCAACTATAATACTGCAGCGCAACACACAAATACAGGACCGTCATATTTCTATGTTTCCAATAGCATTGGCTGCAATAACAGATGGATGACGCCGGTTTATGTGACAAGCCTTGGAATGTATATCCTTGGACTTAATTTAGAATGAGGTAATCCAATATGGTTAGAATTGCGAACATGATTATTCCCGGCTATATCAGCTATATTGTCGGGGATGAAAACGCTGATATTGAGCTGATTATCCCAGACAGTGTTGGTTTGTCGCAGGAGCAGATGCAAAGCGTTATGACGGCAGATACGCTTGAGGATATTGCTGAAAACAACGGAGAAGCAGGTGATGTTATCGGTGTTTATCATTTGCTTATCTGGAGAAGTGTTACTCGGATTATGGGCGGTTATCGTTTCAGATGGCAGACATACCGCTCCACCGACATTAGCCAGATAAAAGCTGATAATGAGGACCTGACTCAAGCCCTACTGGAGCTGGCCGAAATCGTAGGAGGAAACGCGAATGGTTAAGCTGTACGTCAAACGCATTAAAGCCGGTTTGATGACCCTGGACGATGTGCCGCCCCGCTGGCGGGACGCGGTGGAGGAGGCCCTAAATGAATAAAGGTATTTTTAGTGTGCTCCTGCAAATCCTGGACACCATTCCTATCACCGGCGAGGAGAACATGAAGAAGATGGCGCACGTTTTCCAGATCCTCCACGGCATGGATGCAATGGCAAACGCACCGGAAAAGGCGGAGGAGGTAGACGATGGCTGACAGCACAATAGGCGAACTGACTCCGGCATCGGAAATCGCCAGCAACGACCTTTTTGTGATGGAGCAGGGCGGCGAGGCCAAAAGTCTGCGCGGCGAACTACTCACGCAGTTTGTGGATCGGTCCATTCTGGATGTTAGAGTAACGTATGTAGCGGCTAATGAGCCAGAAAGCTTTGTGTTTAACCAGCAGACCGGAGTTCTGGAACTGTCCATTCGGCGCGGTGACGGCATAACAAGCATTACTAAAGGGACCCCTACGGGACTAACTGACCCGTATACCATTGCATTTGAATCTGGTAGAACGACAAGCTTCTCGGTCGATAATGGAAATGGCATCGCAGCCATAGAAACAATTAACACAAACGTCAGAGATCCGATTTATCCAAATCGGTCATACACGCGGTGGAGAATAAGTTTTACTAACGGGGACGTTAAAACATTTGATACACCGAATGGCGTCGATGGAAGTGGTGCCGTTAATTCGGTTAATGGCTTAACCGGCGATGTTAATTTGACCGCAAGCGATGTTAAAGCGTTGTCCTCGGAGGAGATTGTGCCAATTACAAATGGCGGCACTGGCGCAAGGACTGTAGCAGGCGCAAGGGCAAACCTTGGTTTTTCTGAGCTTGACAATTGGGCTGGATCACCCGTTTATGTTGCAAAATTCAGAATAACTGGGCCGGTAAACAGTAACAGCTTCTCGATTTCATTTATCGAAGATAACTTTCTGAATTCCCCGCCCGATAACTTTTTTAAGGAAAACGGAACGGTCAATTCGGATTATTACTCATTTGCGGACGTGTTATACGTTGAGTTTAACGGCGCGGTCATTCCTTGGGCAATCACATTTTGTAACAGTTCTTATTGCACGATTTATTCCAGCGGTTCATCCTGGAATCTTAATTTTGCTGCTACAGCCCATGTGCTTTTTGTTAAAAAGTACCCGTGGCCAGCATCCGAGGAAACATAAGGAAGTGATGCTATGGCAAGAGTAACAAAAACATTCGTAGATAACGAAACCGTCATTATGGCGGCGGACATGAACGGAATTGTGGCGGACATCAATGACCTCGAAGGTGCCATGACCACGGCCACAGGGACAATCGCCAACAAGGTGGATAAGGAAACCGGCAAGGGCCTGTCCACAAACGATTACACCACGGCAGAGAAAAACAAGCTGGCGGGGCTTGAATCCACCTACGCGACAAAGGCGGATGTCAGCTCCGGCATCGCCGCTGCCACAACCGCTGTCGAGGCAGAAATTGACGATCTCAAATCTGGATATGATGAAGAGCTTCTTTCTGTCGGCTACAACCTGGAATTCGATAATGAAAACAACCTGCTGTATCTTGTGAACGAGCAGGGAGAGCGCATCAGCGACGGCATCGCCATCATCTCCCACGGCGGCGGCGGCGGAAGCAGTATCACATACACCGTGAAGCTCACGAACCTCATGGACGGGAGAGACTTCTCGGTTGCTCAGGGCGCAAGCATGATGCTGTCGTTTGAGTACACGTCTGTGGATGATGAAGGCTTTGACGATGGCCCAGGCGTCGGCACGATCAGCATCAACGGCGCGAAGATGCGCTCGGTGACGGTGGCGCAGGGCGCTAATAATCTGAATATTACCGATCTCCTGAGCGTCGGAAGCAACGCTATTACGATCCGAGTGGCGAACTCTGAAGGCATGTCGAAGTCGATCCGCTACAACGTGAACGTCGTATCACTCTCACTGTCCACCACATTCAGCCGACTTGCGAACTATCGCGGCGATGTTTCTTATTCCTATACCGTTGTCGGCTCCGGCACCAAGACGGTGCATTTTGTTATGGACGGCGTACAGATCGGGGCGGACACGGTGACGACAAGCGGACGAAGCCAGACATTCACGATCACTGCGCCTGCTTATGGCGGGCACACTTTTGAGTGCTATGCCACAATGGTTGTCGACGGTGTTACCGTAACGAGCAACACGCTTCGTCATGCCATGCTCTGGATCAGCGACGATGCAATGACGCCCGCGATCGCGTCCACCTTCCGGCAGGTATCCGCCGTACAGGGCGAGACGCTCGAAGTGCCGTATATTGTCTACGATCCTCTCCAGGAGACGACGCAGGTCACGCTATCTGTTTTGAATCCGGACGATACGGTTTATAAGGCTACGACGATCAGCATCGACAGGCTTTCGCAGACATGGTATGTAGATGACTATCCCGCAGGCAACATCAAGATCCAGATCGGCTGCGGTACGACAACACTCTCCTTCCCGCTCTCGGTGACAGAGTATGTGCTTCCGGTTCAGCCTGTTACGGACTCACTTGTTTTGGAGTTCTCCGCAGACGGGCGCTCCAACGGCGAAGCAGATCCGGCACAGTGGAGCTACAACGATATTGAGGCTTCTTTCGGCGGATTTGGCTGGACGGGCGCTGACGGCTGGGTGAGTGACGAGCAAGGCGCTTCTGTTCTGCGCTTCCTTCCAGGCGATACCATGACGATTCCATTCAAACCTTTCGCGTCTGACGCGCGTGAAACTGGCTATACGATCGAGGTTGAGATGGCCACACGCGATGTCCGTGATTATGAAAGTGTTGTTTTATCTTGCCTCAATAGCGGACGCGGTTTCCAAATTGCGTCCCAGGAAGCGCGGCTTTCTTCCGAACAGTCTGGCATTTCCATGCTGTTCAAGGAGGATTCGCGTGTGCGCGTCGCCTTCTCCATCGAGAACCGCAACCAGAACAGGCTCGTGTACATCTATATCAACGGCATCATGTGCGGCGTGACGCAGTATCCGACGAACGACAACTTCCAGCAGCCAAGCCCTGTCGGTATCACGATCGGTGCTGAGAGCTGCGGCCTCGATCTGTATAAGATCCGCTGCTACACGAAGGGCCTAACGAGAGCGGAGCAACTTGATAACTTTATCGTTGACCGCTCGTCTCTCGCGGAGCGTGTGGACGCCGTTGAGCGCAACGACATTCTTGACGAGAGCGATGAGGTGGTTATCAACAAGCTGCCGGATTCGCTGCCGTATATGATTCTGCGCTGCCCACAGCTCCCGCAGTACAAGGGAGACAAGAAGCCAGGTGTTGAAGTGACGTTTACCGATCCTCTTGCTCCGGCGCGATGCTGGACTGCAAGCGGCGTTGAGATGGACGTGCAGGGTACATCCTCGGCAGGCTATCCTGTCAAGAACTACAAGATCAAACTGAAAAGCGGGATCACTTGGACGGCCTCCGGTGAGGAAGCTTCCGGATTCCCGATTCATGAAGGAGAGCTTCCGACAAAGACGATCTGCTTCAAGGCGGACTTTGCTTCCTCCGAGAACGCGAATAACGTCGTGCTAGCGAAGTTTTACAACGATATTGTACCGTACCAGACAGAGCCGCAGCAGGAGAACAGCCTCGTGCGTCAGGGCATTGACGGCTTTGGCATTGCGCTCTTCTGGCAGGATTCCACGACGAACGAAGTGAAGTTCATCGGCAAGGGCAACTGCAACATCGACAAGAGCAACGAGAACATCTTTGGCTTTACCTCGGATTATCCGAGAGCGCAGAGCTGGGAGTTCAAGAACAACACGTCGAACCGCGTTCTGTTTAAGTCTGCGGACTTCTCCGGAAGCGACTGGACGAACGATTTTGAGGCACGGTATCCAGAGGAATCTACAGACGTCTCTGATCTTTCCGCTGTCTGCGCGTGGGTCGCGTCTACTGATCGCGACGCTGTAAGCTCCGAGAGCGACAAGGCGGCACGGCTACAGAAGTTCAAGGATGAATTCGAGCAGCACTTTGTCAAGGATGCTATTCTGTTCTATTACCTGTTTACCGAGACGTTCCTCATGGTGGATAACCGGGCAAAGAACATGTTCCTGACAACGTATGACGGAACGCACTGGTTCAGTCTGCCGTATGACTTCGATACGGCGATTGGCATCAATAACGAAGGCGCTCTTGTCTTCGAATATAACCTTGAGGATACTGATAAAGTCGGCGGCGCGGACGTGTTCAACGGTCAGGAGTCTGTACTCTGGAAGAACGTGCGCGACGCTTTCGGCGATGAGCTTGCCTTAATGTATAAGACGCTGCGCAGTATGAACGACGGCGACGCGTCGCATGAATCCCCGTTCAGCTACTACCGTGTGGCGAAGCTGTTTACCGATCATCAGTCGGTATGGCCAGAAGCCATGTGGAACGAAGATGCTTTTATTAAATATCTTCAGCCCTATCTGCTGAATAATGAGGACTACCTCGGCATGCTCCAGGGCAACAAGGCATCACAGCGCGACTGGTGGCTGTTCAATGCGTTCCGGTATCGCGACTCCAAGTATCAGTGCGGAGACGCCGAGGCGCAGTCGATCAAGCTCAGGTGCTACGCTGTCGGCGACATTACGATCACGCCGTACTCGCACATTTACGGGCGCGTAAAATACGGCTCTTACACGACGAGCAAACGGTGTACTCGCAACCAGAGTTATGTGATGGAATGCGGACTCGACCAGATGAACGATACAGAAACGTATGTGTACTCTGCGGATCGTATCGCGTCTGTCGGCGATCTGAGCCATCTGCTGATCGGTCAGGCGGACTTCTCCGCCGCGACAAAGCTCCAGAACATCAAGCTCGGCGATGAAGCTCCGACGTATGAAAACCTCAACCTCGGCACCGGTTCGAACCGTCTGAGCGTCGGCAGCAACGATCTGCTGACGAGCGTCAATATTGCCAACTGCAAGGCGCTTGGCACAGGCGATCAGAAGTCTGTTGATTTCAGCGGGTGCATCGGGCTTAAAACGCTGACGGCTGTTGGCACGAAACTGAAGGGCGTCGATCTGCCGAACGGCGGCAGACTTGAAACTCTGCGGCTTCCGGCTACGCTGACGAACTTCACGATCCGGAATCAGAAGAATCTCACGAACCTGTATTTTGAAGGGCTTGGGAGTCTGGAAACGCTGTTTGTAGAGAACACGCCGAATGTGCCGCTGGCAACGATCATCAGCGCCGCGACGAGCCTTAACCGTGTGCGACTGATCGGCGTGGAATGGACAGAGACCAGCGAGACAACCTTGGCTGACACGATCGAGAAGCTGGAAAGCTGCATCGGCATGGACGCCACCGGCGGCAACACCGAGCACGCTGTCGTCAGCGGGCGCGTGAACGTCCCCACGATCAGCGCCGAGCTCCTGGCCGAGATCAACGACAATTTCCCCGAGTTGGTGGTAGTCGTGAACGACGTGCCTCAGTATATCGGCCGCGTTGTGAACTACGACAACACGCTCCTGTACCGCGAGGTTATCGCCGAGGGCAGCAATGCCTACAACCCGGTCACCACCGGGGCGATCAGCGCACCGACCAAGCCGAACGAGGAGGACACCGTTTATCAGTTCCGCGACTTCGGCACGATTCCAACCAATGTCCACAACAACTTTATCCTTGTGGCTCAGTACGATACGACCTACCGCGTGCTGTTTATGGACGGCAGCAACACCTATTCCACCAAGTGGGTGCTGCATGGCGCGAACTGCCCGAATCCCGGCACACCGTCGAAGTCCTCCACCGCACAGTACAGCTACACCTTCGCCGGGTGGAGCCGGACAAGCGGCGGCTCCGTGGACTCCACGGCCCTCCAGAACATTACCGCCCCGCGCACTCTGTACGCGGTCTATACCAGCACGGTCCGCACATACACCGTATACTTCTACAACGGCACTACACTTCTCCAGACGGTGCAGAACGTGGCATACGGCGGTAGCGCGACCTATACCGGCTCGACGCCGGTAGACCCTGATGGGCGTGATTTTTTGGGATGGCGCCCAGCCCCCACGAACATCCAGGCAAACACCAGCTGCTATGCTCGGTTCAAGACCGCTGGCGTTCCTACGGCGACAACTGCCGATGGTGCCTATGGTGTTGAGTGGGATTACAGCAACTCCAGTCCTGCGCTCACGAGAAAAGGCTTGGCTGCGGCATTTGCCGATCCTGTGCCTGCGACTTCTCGTGCCGGTTCCGGTTCCAGCCCGTTTGACAGCATCATGCCGTGGGCAGGAATGAAGCGGTATAACATCATTGACGGCGAGGTTTCCTACTCCGAAGATGATGCCGGATTCTCCGAGACGGATTACGATACCGTGGTCTATATCCCGAAGTTCTACTATACCGCGATCAAGGATACTGAGAACAGCAAGTGGTTGTGGGCAATCTCGCCGACAGAGCAGGAAGGCTTCGTCGAGCATCCCGGTTCCGGCAGATACATCGGGCGCTTCCACACTTCGGGCGATTCGTCCGGCGTGTTCACAAAGGCCGGTTCCGCCCCGCTGGTAAGCACCAGCAGGACCAACTTCCGCACCTACAGTCACAACAAGGGCTCCAAGTGGTGGATGATCGACCTGGCAACATGGTCAGCCCTGCAGATGCTCTATCTCGTGGAGTTCGCCAATTTCAATAGCCAGAGCACTCTTGGAACTGGTTATTCCGGATTCTCTGCAATGGATGCTGGTGGTTCGACTGGCGCAGCTGCTTATCATACCCTGAAATTGAGCGGCGCGCATAATCAGTACCGTTGGGTGGAAGACCCGTTCAGCAACTGCCTTGACTGGGTGGATGGATTCATGGCGACCAGAAGAAGCACCTATGTCGGCACAGCAAATTCTACCTTTGCCGACACCATCTCCGCGCTCACAGCGACCGGTATCACGCTCCCGAAATCGGACTTTATCACAGGTCTTGGCTACAGCGAGACTTGCCCGTGGGCATTTATTCCCGACACAGCCTCTGGCGGCAGTACAACAACGTATATTTCGGATCGCGTTTTCTCGGCCACCGGCGATTGTGCGCTGATCGTCGGCGGCGTCTATTACAGCGGCACTGCCTATGGGCTGTTTTGTTTCGAAGCCGACAACGTCGCGTCGTACACCAGCATCATCAGCTCCCGACTCCTTTATATCCCCTAAAGGGGTCTGGGGCCGCAGCCCCCAGCGTTCCCCACGAGGCGACAGGCGGAAACTCCGCGCCCCGCTTCTTAGGGGTGCGGGGCGAAGCCCCGCTGATAAAAAATTTTTCAGAATAACGGAATCAAACAGGAGGATGAATCTATGGATGAATTGAAACTGCTTCTTGCCGACGGTACTGAAATCAGCATCGACGGCTACGCCCTGCCTATGAACGTCATGGTGTGCAACTGCACCAAGGCTCAGATTGTGGCGCTGTGGGATCAGCTGACGGAGGAAAATCTTTCGCTGGTCTCCATCAAGGACGGCGGCAATACGCTGCTGACTTTCCACGACGCTGTGCTGGATGGCACGCAGACCGTGGCGAACTCTGACGGCACGATGACCGCGCATTTCTTCATGCACGGCGCTGTCGATTCCACCGCTGCCGAGGATGCCGAGTACATCCGGGCGGCAAAAATCTTGCTCGGGGAGGAACTGTAATGACCATTGAGGAAAAGGCTCTCAGACTGAGGGCGCAGATCGAGAAGAACGCCGCCACCATGGACGACGAGGAAGCTGTGGAATATGCCGACCTGTTCCCCGCGTGGAACGAGAGCGGTGTATATGCTGCCAGTGACCGCGTGCGATATGACGGCACGCTGTACCGCTGTCTCACCGCGCACACCGCTCAGACCGACTGGACGCCGGAGGCTTCCGCCTCCCTGTGGGCCAGGGTGCTGGCCGGGCAGGAGGGCACAGAGATTGGCGAGTGGGTACAGCCCGACAGCACCAATCCCTACAAAAAGGGTGACCGTGTGATGCATAACGGCCACACTTGGGAGAGCGACATCGACGGCAACGTCTGGGAGCCGGGCGTGTACGGGTGGTCGATGGTCGCTGACTAAAAGGGACACTTTAACACACTACGGGGCGGCGCACTGCCGCCCCAAGATAGAGAGGTGAGTATGTGACAATCGACGAAGCGAAAGACAAGCTCATTGAATGGGCCAACCATCAGATCGGCACACACGAAGGTGCGAACAATTACAACCGCTACGCATCGGTAAGCGGCATGACGCAGCTCTACGGCTGGAACGTGCAGAATCAACCGTGGTGCGACATTTTTGTAGACGCTGGGTTCATCGAGTGCTTCGGTTATGAGGTCGGAAGCGCTATGACGTATCAGTATGCCGGTTGCAACGGAGCGGCCTGTAAATACTCTGCCGACTACTACAAAGCGCGTGGCGCGTGGTATCAGACGCCAGAGCGCGGCGATCAGGTTTTCTTCCTTGTCGGGGGCCAGATCGGTCACACAGGCATTGTCACTCAGGTCGGCATGGGCGCTATTACGACGGTCGAAGGTAATAGCTCTGACATGGTAGCGCGACGCACGTACACAATCGGTTCCCCGGCAATTGCAGGTTATGGACGGCCCAACTGGTCGCTTGCTGGTCGAGACATTATTGTCCCGACAACGCCGACGCAGGATGAGGAACCGGAGCAAGAGTCTCCCAAGCCGACACAGCTCTATCACGCGCATCTTTACAAGGTCGCTCTCAATCTGCTCAAGCTTGGCGACTACGGGCCGCTGGTCCGCAACATGCAGACGCTTCTCAACGCACAGGGCTATGAGTGCGAGGCTGACGGCGATTTCGGCCAGCAGACGCAGGAAGCTGTAGAGCGCTTTCAGGAGGCTCAAGGTCTGCTTGTGGATGGCGAGATCGGCGGTCAGACCTACGCGAAACTGTTTTATAATTAGGAGGTATAAACATGGACATTCTCGGCATTACTGGCATTGCGGCAATCACTATCATCTGCTATCTCATTGCGGAGGGGATCAAGGCAACGGCGCTGGACAACAAGTGGCTCCCGGTTATTTGTGGTTGTCTTGGCGGCTGTCTTGGCGTGGTGGCGATGCACGTCATGCCCGATTTTCCCGGCACGGACATTCTGACGGCCATTGCCATTGGCATTGTCAGCGGCCTCGCGGCAACTGGAGCACACCAGATCGGTAAGCAGCTTTCTGAGTGAGGAGGGCCGCTAAATGATTGATGAAAAGGATATCGAGCGCCTCAAAGAGATCTTCGTCACCAGGCAGGAATGCAACACTACCAATGACGAGATCAACCGGAAGCTGTCAAATGACAGTACGAGGTTAGCTGTGATCGAATCGCAGTTAAAGACGATCACATGGATTCTCACGACGGTTGGAGCCGGGGTGCTGGCAACCGTCATCAAACTGTTTTTCGGAGCGTAAATAAGTGGATAGTAAGTGCGAGGCTTGCCGGTACAAGTGTGTTGCAAACAAGGCCGAACAGAGTTATAATGGTGCAAACTTAAAAAGGGGGAGCGCCTTTATGGAAGATAACAAGGCTGCGATTCAGGACGAGGACAATGTTGGCCCGATTCAGCGGTATTATTATGAAGCGGATATGGCCCGCATGGAACGCACCAACAAGCGGTGGTTTTACGCATGGCTCATCACATTTATCCTCCTGGTCGGTTGCGTTATCGGCTTCATTTGGTACGAATCTCAATTTGAGGACGTTACCATTACGGCAGAGCAGACCGCAGACGGCGAGAGCAATAACTACGCAATAGGCGGTGATTTTATTGGCGGCTCGGCAGAAGGTAACAATCAAGAAGCGAACCCGTAAGACAGGCGGCAACAGTGGATACAAGAAATGCCCACGATGCGGCGGGGACGGGCGCGTAAGAGCCAGGTAAATAACAAGAATGAATCCCCCGGAGCAATCCGGGGGATTTTTACGAGGCAGAAATGGAGTACACCAATTCACAGATCAGGGCGCTGATCGACGAATACATCCATAGCGAACGCGACAGGGCCATCCTTAAGCGCAGACTCATTGACGGGATATGCTACGAGCCGCTGGCCGAGGAGTTTGAGCTATCAGTCCGCCACGTTAAGAAAATCGTATACAGAGAACAGGACAAGCTCTTTAAGCACCTGCGTTAAAGCCTCCCTTCGGGGAGGCTTATTTTTTATGCCAAAAAATAGCACGAAAAATGCACACTATTAGCCCTGGAGGATCATCGTCCTCCGGGGCTTTTTTTGATACCCTCACACCAAAGAAAGAAGGTGTGGAAATGGAAAGTTCCGAACTTGGCGATCTGCTTCTTCTGCTTCTGGATGATGACCTGTTTCCGGTAGAAACGGAGGATGAATCTTGTGTGGGTGGAATGGAATAACAACCCGACAGGCAGGCGCGTGGGCGACTGCTCGGTTAGGGCCGTTTCAAGAGCACTTGGCCTCACATGGGAGGAAGCGTATTCGTCGCTGGCCGGAGCCGGGTATGCAATGGGGGATATGCCTTCGAGCAACCAGGTAATAGCGGCTGTGCTCCGGCAAAACGGCTTTTATAGACGAGCGATCCCAAACTCATGTCCAGATTGTTACACGGCGGAAGACTTCTGCTATGACTTCCCTCGCGGTACTTATGTGCTTGCCTTTGGAGAGCATGTGGCCTGTGTGCAGGACGGAAAAATCTATGATAGTTGGGATTCAAGCGACGAGGTTCCTATGTTTTTCTGGTATCGAAAGGATGAGTGATAATGGCTTGGAATAACGGATTCCCCGCAACGTATCAGCAGATGTATTCACCAGGCTACCCGATGATGCAGCCGAACCAGTACGGCCAGCAGCCGATGGCAGGGGCGCAAATGCCCTCACCAGCCCAGCAGGCTCCGCAGATGCTCACCCCACCGACGATTCGGGCGGAGATCGTCCAGGTGGAGGACGAGAAAGCTGCCTCCGCCTTTCCGGTCGGAGCTGGTGCGTCCCAAATGATGATAGCAAGGGACGAGAGCGCCATTTTCATCAAGAGCGCCCTCCAAAACGGACAGACAACGCTTGATGTTTTCGAGAAGCGCCCTCCATCGCCGCCTGCGCCGGTATTTGACCCGGAGGAGTATGTACGCAAGGATGAACTGGAAACGCTTGTTACAGCCGCAATTGCGGCTCAGACGGCACAGGTTGCGCCCAAGCGCACGGTTAAAAAGGAGGAGGCATAAAATGAGCATCTTTGACTCTCTCGGCAAACAGGGCGGTTCTCGCGCCACACAGCAGCAACAGCAAATGGACCCTCGCCAGATGCAGCAGGCATTTCAAAGCGATCTTGCCAGTCTTAAGTCCGACCCGATTGCTTATGCAAAGGCCCACGGGAAAAGCATCCCGGATGGAATGACAGACCCGAACCAAATGGCTCAATACCTTTTGAACAGCACCCAGGTTAATAACCCTCGCTATCAGATGGCTCTTCGTATTCTTGGCGGCATGCGCAGATAAAACGCGCAAAACGAGCAATTTAAAGGCTGATTTTGAGAAAATTTCGCAAAATAGCGGTTTAAGACGGAATTTTTCGCTTTTTAATTTGATCTTAACCGCCACAGGTGCACATGCGGCGGCGAGGATAAATACCCCGCAGTAAATACGACTGCTGCGGGCTTACCCCCAACAATTAGGGGAGAAAGGAATTTAATATGGCACTCGACGAGAACAACGGCTCCCCCTTCACGATGCCGGTGGCTCCCCTGTACGGGAACGGCTACGGCAACCAGGGCGGCTTCGGCTTTGGCGGCGATTGGGCGTGGATTCTGCTTCTGCTCCTGATCGGCGGAAACGGCTGGGGCATGGGCGGCTTTGGTGGCGGCATGATGTGGCCCATGATGATGGGCGGCATGTACGGCGCGGACGGCTTCGGCCTGTATCCGTGGTTGAACAATTCGCAGCACATTAGCGACGGCTTCCGCGACCAGCAGCTCCAGTCCAGCATCAGTTCCCTCCAGAACAGCGTGACCTCCGGCTTTGGCGACGTTGCGCTTGGCATTGCCGGTGTGAATCAGGCGATTTGCCAGACCGGCAACGGCATCACTGCCGCTGTGACCGGAGCGCAGAACGCCATCGCCCAGCAGCTCTACACCAACGAGATCGGAAGCCTGAACCGCAGCTTTGCGGAGCAGACCGCCAACGCCCAGGGCTTCAACACACTCGGTTCCCAGCTTGCCAACTGCTGCTGCGAGAACAGACTCGCCGCTGCGGAAAACAAGTATGTTCTGGCGACCGAGGCGTGTGCAACCCGCACGGCATCCGCCGAGCAGACCCGCGACATCATCGATGCGCAGACTCGCGGCACCCAGGCGATCCTCGACAAGCTGTGCGCTCTTGAGCTTGACGGCGTGAAAGGCCAGCTTGCCCAGGCGCAGCGCGAGAACGTCGGCCTCCAGAATCAGCTCAACATGGCGACTATGCAGGCTTCCCAGGCTGCGCAGAATGCGTTTATCTCCCAGGGCTTTGCCAACGAGGTTGACGCGCTTTACAACCGCCTGAATAGCTGCCCCGTCCCGACCACTCCCGTTTATGGCCGGACGCCGATCTTCACCTGCGGCGGCAATCCTGGCTGCGGCTGCGGCGCTTAAGGGGTGATACCAATGGCGGCTGAATATCTCGCCAACGCGGTGCAGGAGATTGCACTGAACGCTCCTGCAATCTTCACGGCGTCTATCCCGTGCAGACGCGGCTTCGTGTATCACGAGGACGAAACCGGGGTTTTTATTCTCCGTGGTATCACCAACAATCAGTGCTTTGCCACCTACCAGGTCACGTTTAACGGCAATATCGCCCTGCCCGAGGGCGCGGCGGTAACGCCCATCGCTGTTGCCATCGCCGTCCAGGGTGAACCCCGGCTGACAAGTCGGGCTATCTTCACCCCGGCTGCGGCAGAAGACTACGGCAACGTGACCAGCACGGCGATCATTAAGGTTCCTCGCGGATGCTGCTTTTCTGTCTCCGTGGAGAGCGTTCCTGCAACGACAGACCCGACCGTGACTCCGGCCCCGGTGATCGAGCTGCAGAATGCCAACCTCGTGATCGACCGTATAGCCTGAGAGAAGGGAGGAAGCTAAGATGCATGCAATTTATGACCTGAAAGAAATGCTTTGCAAGCAGCTCGAGGACTATGGCAAGAAGGGTGAAATGACCGCAGCCGTTCTGGAGCGTGTGGATATGCTGGCCCATGCGGTTAAAAACCTGGACCGCATTATCGAGAGTATGGAGGAATCTGAGTACTCTGAGCGGATGAACGGCACGGGTGGCCGTGTGTATCGGGACGGTTCCTATGACGGTGGCCGCAGCATGGCTAGGGGCCGTGGCTCCAACGCCAGACGCGACAGCATGGGCCGCTATGCCAGCGACGGTTACAGCCGTGGCGGCGACATGGCGGACCAGCTCCGGGAGCTGATGGACGAGGCTCCGGACGACAGGACCCGCCAGGAACTCCAGCGCCTTGCCTCCAAACTCGAGACTCGGTAATTGATCGGAAGGAAGCCCCGGAAACGAGGCTTCCTTCTTCTGTTGCGAATCTGTTGTCAAAACCGAAAAAAGTGGCTAAAATACGCGATTTATTCCTGCCTTTTAAGCAGGGTGTCCGGGGTTCGAGTCCCCGCTGGAGCACCAGAACTTATCCCGTCATAAATGTTTCAATTTTGGCATTTATGGCGGGATATTTCCTATTTCTTTCTTAAATTATTCAAAATAATACAGGTGTGCTTTTGCTGCTCTGCTTCGCAAAAAGAAGCAAAAAGAAGCAAAACAAAGCATTATTTGTTGTCAGAACTGTTGTCAGATTTCGCCTTTTTGCCCTTTGCTGGCTTCTTCTTTAGATACTTATTCAGCTTCTTGGCTGTGGCATCTTTCTGGCTCTGGCGGATGTGCGTGTACACGTCCCGGGTGACGGCAATGCTGGCATGCCCAAGCAGCTCCTGCGCATCCTTGTCCGCGACACCGGCCTCGTACAAGATCGTGGCAAAGCCGTGCCGGAGCTGGTGCGCGGTGATCTCATAGCCGATGCCTTCGCAGTACCGCTGCCAGCGCTTTCTGTATTGCGTCTTTGTGAGCAGCCCACCGTCCTCGCGCGGGAAGATCAACCCGGTGCCGCTGGCCGGTAGCGCTTCCGCCAGCGGGTCGAGCAGCGGGATGGTGCGGTAACCGGCGGATGTTTTCGGCTCCTTGATGTGTGGGTTGTTTCCGACGAACTCCACAGCCCTGGACACGTCTATCACCTTGCGCTCACGGTCAATGTCCTCGTAGCGGAGAGCCAGAGCCTCCCCGCGCCGTAGGCCAGCGTACAGGCACACGAGGGCAAACAAGCCAAACGGCTGGTCGCCACCTTTCTTGACGGCTTCGATGGCAGCGTCGGCAGGTAACTCCCGCTTCTTCACGGGGAGATTCCGAGGCAAGGATACAGCCGAGCACGGGTTAAAGGCCAGGTGGCCTTCGACAATGGCGTTGTCGAAGATCATGTTCAGGATGTCCCGGTGCATCTGTACGGACCGGCGGGCGAACCCCTTCTTCCCGAGGTCGGCCAGAAACGCCTGGATGCCCTGGGCGGTGACCTCCGCTGCATCCATCCCGGAGAACTGGTCCTTCACGCGCCGGAGCGGCGCGACGTAGGTCTCGGCAGTCTTGTTCCCGATCCGCTCCCAGTGCTTTTTCTCCCAGGATTCCGCTGCAGCTTCAAACGTGAAGGGCGGCTCCGTCATGCTTTCCTTCTCCTGAATGCGCTTAAAAAGGCGCTCTGGGTCGCGGTCGCACAAAGCATGACGTTTCCCGGTCGGCTGGCCGTCCTTGTCCAGCTCACGCCAGAAGCCCATGTACCGGCCATCCTTTCGGAGCGTAAACATCGCGGCATAATTCAATTTTGGCATGGAACCCACTCCTTCCATACCATCCAGATTAACTCAAAGCAAAAAGGAAAGCAAGAAGAAAAAGGAACTGGTCAAGCCCCGTGTGCGGCCTTACGTGGCCCGACACGGGGCTTCTGTGCGCGGTGGGGCTGGTACGCCACCAGGTGGCGACGTGCGCCAACGTGGGCCGCTGTGGCGGCAATCACCCGGCATCACGCACCAGGATGTCGTGAATGTAGTATTCTTCAAGAAGCTCGGTCTGGTAGTAAAACTCGGAGCACTTCCCGGGCCGTCCATGCTTAGTCTCGATGAAACGCTGGGCAGCTTGAAGGCTGGCAAAGCCCTCCTGGGAGACCTTGCTGATCCACTCATCGGTTTCTTTGCAGTATCGCCGGTACTCGATGATGTACACTCGCATCACCTCACCTCCTTCAGGTATTCCGCAATATTCTGGACCAGCATGTCGTAGCGCTTCTTGGTGTGCCCGCTGCGCCCAACGTACCGGCGCTCGACCTTTTCCCCGGCAGCATAGTCGCACCGGTCGCCGTAGGCCCAGAACTGGTGTGCCGTGAGATCGACCCAGTGGCCGTCGATGCGGTTGTAGTAGTGGCCGTGGTCCTTGGTGCGGTAAAGCTCTCCGCCGAACATATCGTAGACCAGCATCGCGGTGATCGCGCACTGGCCGTAGGATGGAACCTCCATGGACCAGTACTTCTGGTCTGCCGGGTAGGCGGTGTTCGCCCGCCAGGAATGCGTCAGTGCTTCGTATAGATCTCCGAGTGTCTGGAGTGGCGTGTCCTTTTGCTGTAGGCGCTTGTGGTTTCTGATTTCATACCCGGCGAATAGGTAGTTCTTAATCATTCTGCGCTCCTCCTTGCTTCGTATTCGTGAATCAGACCCAGGATGTGATCCTGCTCCTCCAAGGTGCAGCCAATGGATTCCAGGGACTCCCGGATGCCGCAATCGGGGCAGATCGGCGTCCGGTTATCGGCGCGGGAGATCGCGGAAGGTGCGGTGTATGTTCTTCCGCACTTCGGGCAGGTGGCTGCGGGGATGCTATATAGCTCTTTCATTCAACCCACCGCCTTCCTGGCGCGATTTACGGCCTCCTCCAAGGCTTCTGTCCCAAGGAAGAAGTTGGTGCACCCTTCAAAACAGGTCGCCACGTAGCCCCATGTCGGGACGCCTGCGGGACGTCCTTCGTTCATGATGTAAACCAGGGCTGTTATCTCAGATTCCTTACCGGTCAAGATGTCCTGCATAGTGAGTTGCATCTCCTTTTTGTGGTAGAAACTCGGAAAGCCTTCATACCTGTCCAGGGCTTTCTCGTCCCCTTTCGTTATTTCCCAAACGCCAACAGGAACGCTGCACCCGGGATTCGGCTCAATGGTCAGGTACGCTCCGGTTTTGCTTCCGCGAAAGTTGAGCTGCCAGCCTTGGAGGGTCCCCACCCCGGCGACTGTCGCGCCGGGGCATCGGTGGGCCATCTGGGCCACGTTCAGGTTAGATCCGTATGCGATGTAGTACTTCTTGTTCATGTTTTCTCTCCTTTCAAACAACCCAGCCTTCGGCTGTGACGATGGTCAGAATTCCCCGGCGTACCAGATAAGCGTTCCCTGCGTCGTCCAGGTAGACCTGCTCCACCCGGAAAATCTCCAGTTCTTCATGCCGCTCCAGGTTCCCGATAATCTCAAACTTAAGGTTCGCTGCCTGCTCTCTGATGCTCATTGTAGTTCCTCCTGTTTTGTTTTGATTCCCCGTTGAGCCGGTAGGTCAGCTTCTTTTTCAGGCGGCTCTGCCGTGCCGGAAGGCGGCGTCGCCGTCAAGGTTGCGGGTAAGAATCTCGCGGGCGGTTTTGAACTCGTCGCCGATGAAGCCGAGCCGCAGGAGCCAGGTGCGCATCGCGTACTTGGGGTTGTCCGTCTGCTGGGGCTTCGGGCTGGCGCTTTTCGCGGCCTTTGCGGCGGCGCTGAGTGCAAGGCAAAGCTGGATGTAGCTCTTGAGCTGGCCTGCGTGGATGCCGCCTTTGCGCTCGTCGGTCGGCTCGTCGAACTGGAAAAGCCTGAACTCGATGGTGCCTTTGGTGAAGCTGGCGTGAAGGTTCAGCATGTGGTAGCGGCTGCTGTTGTAGTGGTGATTGCGGGCGATGGATGCGCAGTGGCTTTCATACCAAACATCCGCCAGCTGGCTCATTGTCTCGGGCTTCTCGCGGTTGAGCCGTTCCAGGAAGGCGGGCGAAACTGGGCGGCAGTATGTTCCGGTGCGGTCGCGGCTGACATTGATCGCGTCGATCAGGAGCTGCTCGTGGCTTGCCATGATGTTTGCCAGGTTTCGCAGTGTTTTGGCGTTGTGGTCGTTGCCGTCCGTGCCTTTCAAGCCGATGTGGATGTGCACCCCGCAGCCCCGGCTGGCGTCGCTCTTGGCTCCCGCTTTGCGGAGCCTTCTGCAAAGCTCCTGCAAAGTCTCAATGTCGCTGTAGGTCAGGATCGGGGTGACCAGCTCGGTCTTTTCGGCTTCCGGTCCGTGGATGCTGCTGTCGCGGCTGAACTTCCACTTGCGGCCCTGTGCGTCCCAAGCGCTCCAGGTCATGTAACCATCGCTTCCGCCGGTGTATTCGTAGCGGCCAGTCCCAAAGTAGTCTGCTGCGCATCGGGCGGCGTTGGAGCGGCTGATGTTGTTCATCTCGATCTCCACCCCGATGGTTTGCGCCTTCATCGCGGCGATCAGGTTCTCTTTCTTGTTGGTCATGGTCGGTGCCTCCGTTGTTCGAATTCCCGCTGGGCCTTCGCCCTTTAGGTGTGTGTATTTATCGCTCTGAACGGCCCGAATAGCAAGATTTTTTGACCTGAAATACCACACAAATAATGCACTGTGTTTTTGGTGGTTTTAGTTCACTTAATGTTCGCGGTTGATGCAGGCCAGGATGTAGGCGGTGACCGTCATGCCTGCTGCTTTTGCTGCCGCCCTGATCTCTGCGCCGGTCTCCTTGGGTACCCGCAGCACGATGGAGTCCCGGCTTTTTACCCAGGCCGACACGGCCTTTCTCTGCGCTTCTGTTGTGCGGTGGTGGTCCTTCCCAGGCTCCGGTGTTTCCTGGGCAGGAGGGGCCGCTGTCGCGGCCTGTGTGGCCTCCTGTCGCTGAATCCCGGAGATCTGGTATTTTAATTCCTTTATCGTATCTTCATGGATGGTTCGGCACCCGGCATCCGTCCGGCTGGCTTCCCAGCCGTCTTTCAGGGTGATCCAGATGCCGTCCTGGTCGCGGTAGGCATCCCGGATGGCTTCCCGCTTCGACGCGGGGACGTACTTCAAAATGCTCTGGTCCATGGGTGTTCCTCCTTATTCCGTAAAGTTGACTGTGAATGTGTACTCCTGCTCGGGGTCGTCGATCAGGCGCAGGAGCGCCGCCTTGATCTCGCTGGCAGTGCAGCGAACCGTGATGCTCCCGGCCAGGATCGCCGGTATCGGCTCCGTTGCGGCCTGTGTCGCGTCCTCCGGCTCTGCTGGAGCAGGCGCTTGGGTTTCGGCCTCCGGGGCCTGTGTGGCCTCCTGTGCTGGCTGTGCGTTCGCCAGAAAGGCCATCCACTCTGACGCGGGAGATTTGGACCGCCGTTTGTACTCCATCTTTCCGGGAAGTTTCTTCTCCAAGTTGAACAAGGTTGCCGTGGCGATCCCGAGCATGGCCAGCAGGTCAACCCGCCGCGCCATGTGAACTGTGACAAGGTGGCCCAGGTAAAGGAACTGGAGCGTCGGTGTGAGCTGCTTCAATTCCAAGTAGGTCATGGGCCTGTTCAGGTTGACCGACTCCGGCTGGCCGTTGAGCTTGCGTTTCTGGGCCGCAGTCAGGTTGTCGCTCGGTAAGGTACAGCGCTTCGATCTGCTACCACTGACCTTCGCCCTGGCACCGGATGCCGTGCGTTTCCGGTCGCGTTGGTCCTGGGTGTATACGTATCGTTCATCTGTCATGGGTTTCTCCCTCCACCCGGCGTTTAGCCCCGCCGGGTGGGCTTGTTTATCAGGTGGTGCCGTAGTACCCGAAGGTGATGGTCGCACCGTGCGCCTTGAGCCAGGTGCAGCAATCGTGCCGCCCGTAGCCGTAATGGTCAAGCGGAAGCATCTCCTTGTACATGGCGTTGCCTTCCTCCCTGGTGACGTCCTGGTACCAAACCGTGGTCTGGTTGCGGTTGACCACTTCCACCCGGCGGTTCTTCTCCCGGCTGGCAATTGCGTACTCTGGTCTCGGCGAGTCGCACATGGCATCCCGCGTATCTTCGTAGAGCGTCATGAACCGGGCCGTGTAGTCCCCGAAGGGGATCTCCTTATTGGTCTTCCAAATCATCATGGTGCGGACCTCCTTGTCGGAATTGCCTTCGGGCATTGCCCTTCGGCAGTCATATTAATCACTCTACGGCGGCAAAATAGCAAGTTAATTATCTGCCATAAAGTGCACAAATAATGCGCTAACGCATTGTTAGATATACAAAAAGCAGCCATAAAGTACACAAATGCGAGGGCCGATGTTTGTGTACTATATGGCTGCGAAAAGAGCCGCCCAGATGGGCGGCTCTACTTATATAACTAAAGGCTTTTTTCTTCCTCCGCAGTATGATGGGTCTGGATCTTCCGGCTCAATGTCCTTTGGCATTACGAACTCTTTAATCGGGACCACAAGGCCCGCTTCCTGCGCCGCTTTGACAATTATATTGTGTTTATCTGGGTGTGTTCGCTCCCAGCTGTAGAAAGTACTCAATCGCGCAGGGCAAAGGTCTGGAAAAGCATATTGAAGGCGAATATATGCTCTTCTATTCTTTTCTTTGTGTTCCTTTTCCAAAAGATCGAACTGAAGCTTTTGATAGTTTGCTTTTTCTTCCGAGGACCGGTCATCAACAAACGAACGCCAGCTTGTGCGAAGCGCAGGTTGCTCAGTCCCTTTGTAATATATTCTATCGAGTGATGGATCATTCCAAAGAGTAAAAGGATAAACGGAACCTGGCTGTTGCGGAGTTATAATTCCGGTTTCCATGATGAAGTCCGGCAACACTGGGAAATTGGAACGGACACCAGGAAGGCTATAAACACGGCCTTGATACTTTGAGACTGTGCCGCAACGCGCACCTTCCCATGAAAATTGGATCAGGCCGGTTCCGATCTTCTGACAGGTTTTTACTGTTTCAAAAAAGCGATCGGCAGCAATATCAGCGAGAGTTGGAACGTATTTTTGAATCCAGTCTTCCCACTTTGCCGCAAGTTTGAATCGACCGTCCTTTTCGAGCCAGTCAACAATTCGCCAATACTCCTTTTCAGGCCACCCCATATCCGAGTACAACATTAATTTCGTTGCCTGCCCAAGACATGCATACGCGAGATCGTCGTTTCCGAGATTCTTGTATTGCGAAGCCTTCATGCGGAGGACGTATTCCAAGTACCCGGTTGAGCCGAGTTCGATAGACACACGATTATTTTGATCAGCAGATTCGTAGTTGGGAATCTGAATATCGTAGATCTGTTCTTTTACACCAAGATCATATTTTTTCCCGTCCGATACGATGTAATCGCAGCCATAAATTTGTTGCCTCGCCTCATAATAAGATGTTATAGGGTAAGGGCGCATTGAAATAACATGGCCATTTCGAAAATAGACTGTAGTTTTCATAATCATATCAAAACGCTTGTAAAGCCGACAGCCTTACCAATGATGCGAACATCGTTCATCTCCTCGCCCCAGAAGGAAAGCGGCTGGTACATTGGGTTCGCCGGTTCAAGAACAATGTGATCCGCAAACAGGCGGACGCGCTTAAGCGTGGCATCGTCGCCGTCAATCCCTCGAATAATAACGGCTGCGATCTGGCCGTTATCGACAACCTGCTGCGCCTTGATGTAGACGATGTCGCCGTCGAAAATTCTCGCGTTAATCATCGAGTCACCCTTGCAGCGCAAGGCAAAATCGGCGTGGATGTGCTCTGGTACACTTACGTCACCCTCCATATTTTCTGATGCGAGGATTGGCGCACCGCAGGCGATTGTCCCAATCAGAGGCACGGAGTATGTAGGGGGAACCGCAATCAATCCATTGTCATCCAAACTAAAGATATCCGTAGATTTCTCTTTTTCGGCATCCTGCCAACCCATAAGGTGAGCAACACTTGTTTCAAGAATGTCTGCAAGCTTTGGGATCATCGAGGACTTGATTTCGTTCTCGCCAGATTCGATGCGGCTTATCGACCCTTTTCCTTTAAACCCGAGTCGAGCAGCAAGCTCATCCTGGGTCATTCCTATCTGCTCTCTTCGTGCGCGGATTCGCTTTCCCATCGCAACACTGAACGGCTTAAGCAATTCATTTCCCATAGTGACGACGCCTCCTTTCTTTCGGTTACAGTTTAATTACAATATGTTGAATTGTCAACACATTTTTGAAAATCGACAAAAAAAGGTTGACTTCACATCAACCTTATGTTATTCTGACGGCGGTTGAATTAAAGTCAACCTCGCTGGAAAGGGGGGAATGTAATGACAGACACCGCAAAACTGCAAGAATACATCGACAAAAGCGGATATAAGCAGGTATTTATCGCCGAAAAGATCGGTTTGACGTCCTATGGGTTTGCCCGTAAGCGTGACAATCTGGGCGAATTCAAGCCGTCGGAGATAGATGGCCTATGTGAGCTTCTTCACATTGACACGCTGGAGGAGCGCTTTGCGGTTTTTTTTGCGAAAAAGGTTGAAAATGAATCAACTGCGTCGGAAGGTGTAGAAAATGAGCCGTGAGAAACAGGGATTCCGCGACACCATCGCGGCTTTGAACGAGATGTTCCCGGACCAGGGGATGGTTGGGCGGACGGAGATTGCGAAGTTTGCCGGGGTGCACCCTACAACGATTGATCGCTGGGTGCGGGACGGCAAAATCAAGATGGCAACACCGACCGGGCGGCTTTCCAAGGCCGACCTGGCGCGGCAGATTTGCCTGTAAGGAGGAACGATGGAAAACATACCTGATGATCCCATTATCTCCTGCATGGAGCGGACAGGTTATCCGCCCTGGATGCAGGAAGATGAGACTGAAATGGAAGAAGCCTGGTTTGAAGATCAGGAGGAGGCACTTGAAGAACCGAAACGCTTTGTGATCGACAATGACGAGCTGGCCGAGTGGGCGCTCAAAAAGATCAAAGAAGCGGAAGAAGAACATGACCGGCTTATGGCCCTTGTGGCGAAAGAGCGTGTAGCTCTGGACGCCAAGGCAGACAAACTCGACCAGGCGCTTGAGCGCGACACCGCGTTTTTGAAATTTGCGCTTTCCGATTACATGCGGACGGTCAAGTGCAAGGCCACCAAGACCCAGGAGAGTTACCAGCTCCTCACCGGCAAGCTGATCCGCAAGAAAGCCAGTGTGGACTACAACGTGAACAACGATGCTCTTGTGGGCTGGCTCCGGGAGAACAAACACGACGATCTGGTGAGCGTCACGGTCAAGCCACGCTGGGGCGACATCAAGAAGCTGCTGGTCGCCGACCCGGAAAGCGGAGCGGTTGTGATCGGCGAGACCGGAGAAGTGATTGACGGCGTAACAGCCGTTGAGAAGCCGGAAACATTCAGCATCAAATTCAATTAAGGAGGAACGAACATGAGTTTGACAGTAAACGGAAGCAGCGCTTCGAGCGTCGAGCCGATCTCGGAAGGAACACACCTTGCGGTGTGCAGCATGCTTATTGACCTGGGTATGCAGTATTCCGAGCAGTACAAGAACAGCGCCAGAAAGGTCCTGATCGGCTGGGAGATACCAGAAGAAACCATTGAGCTGGACGATGGCCCGCACCCGCGCACGATCAGCAAACGGTACACAGCCAGCCTGAACGAACGGAGCAATCTCCGGGCGGATCTGGCTGCATGGCGCGGGCGGGATTTCACGCCGGAGGAGCTGGCCGCATTTGACCTGCGGAACATTGTTGGAAAGAGCTGCCTGATCAACATTATTCACAGCACCAAAGAGGGCAAGACCTATGCCAACATCGGCAGCGTGATGGCGCTCCCGAAGGGAATGCAGAAGGGCAAGCTTTCTGAGCCGCCAACGGTTTACGACCTGGACACTGACCCGCTCGAGCTGGTCGATAACTTCCCCAAGTGGATTGCCGACATTATCAAGAAAAGCTCCACCTACCAGGAGCGGCTGGCTCCTCCCGCAGCACAGACGGCGGAGAGTCCATTCCATGAGATCGACGATGATTTGGATGGTGAACTCCCGTTCTGATTCGAGTAAAGGAGAACCAAGATGGCTTGGTACGAAGCACACCAAACACTCGCAAAACATCCAAAAACACTAAAGCTTTCCAGCCTCCTCAAGTGTGAACGGCGGTATGCGGTCGGGCTTCTACATGACCTGTTTTCCTGGGGACTTGATGCCGCTCAGAAAGACGGATCGCTGCCAGGATTGAGCGCGGAAGAGATAGCGATTGCCCTTGATTACACAGGGAAAAAAGGACTTCAAGTTGTGGCTGCGCTACAGAAAAGCGGGTATCTCGAGAACGAGGATGGAACATTCAAAATCCACGATTGGCACGACTATGCTGGTAAGCTTGCGGACAAGCGCGAGGATGATAGGCGAAGAAAAAAAGAGTGGAAGGAACGCGGAAAGAACGCGGAAAAGATGCGGAAGGAAAGCGGAAATCCATACGTAACCGTACCTAACCGTACCGTACCTAATAATACTACTCCTACTTCTAACGCGCATGCGCGCGAGGAGGAACCGGAGCCTGAACCGGAAAACGACCTGGGCCGGGTTATGAGCTTCTACATGGACAAGATCAACCCGGTTCCATCGATGCTTTGTGTGGACGACCTTAAAGGCTACACAGAAACCCTCGGGGCGGATGTTGTGTTACATGCGATGGGAGTTGCTCTTAACGAGCGAAAAACCGCCTGGAGTTACATCAGGGCAATTTTGCAGCGCTACCAGCGGGACGGCGTTAAGAACATGAACGACGTGCTCCTGGCCGAGCAGGAGTTCCAGGCGAGAAAGGACGGTGCGAAAAATGGAAATGACAGGGCTGCTGGAAAGCCTGAAAACGAAGCAAGGCCGGAGTTTAACGTCCACTATGCCGTCGAATGAAACCCTTGCTGAGTACGACCTCGGCGGTGTGGATTGCCCGCTCTGCAACAACACCGGAATGATTATCGAGCGCGGCCCTGGCCTGTTGGAGCTGCACACACACGAGTGTTCCTGCATGAGGGAGCGGCGATCACTCCGCTCCCTGCGCAAGGCGGGGATGGCGGACATGGCGACACGCTACACCATGGACGCTTACCAGACAGACACGGGCATGCGGGCCAAGATCAAGCGAATTGCGCAAGAGTTTATCGCTGCTGACAGCGGGTGGTTCTTCATTGCTGGCCGGAGCGGAAGCGGGAAAACCCACATTTGCACCGCTATCTGCATCGGCCTGATGCAGCAGAAAGCCAGCGAGATTTACTTCATGCCCTGGCGGGACGATTCGACCGAGATCAAAGCCAATGTCAAGAATCAGGAGATTTACCAGGCGAAGATTAAGCGGCTAAAAAGAGTCCCGGTCTTGTACATCGACGATTTCCTCAAAGGCAGTTACACCGATGCCGACATTAAGCTTGCGTTTGAGATTCTGAACACGCGGTACAACGACACGGCCCTGCGGACGATCATTTCCAGTGAGCTGCCAATTAACGAGATTTTGAAAATTGACGAAGCGCTGGGCGGCAGAATCTACGAGCGCAGCAGGGCGTTCAGCGTGCTGGCACCAGATGAAAACTGGAGGCTCAGATGAAAAACCCGTGTAAGGATTGCCAGATGCGCCGTCTGAATTGCCACTCCACTTGTGAGCAGTACCACGCCTGGAAGAAACAAGTGGACGAGCGCCGGGAGGCGGGGCAGAAATACGCCGCCAGCGAAAGCATGATCCATGATGGCCGCTATCGCGGCTGGAAGAAAAACAAGATGAAATAAAAAACCGCCTCCCGATGTACCAGATCGGGAAGCGGACAAGACCCTGGGCAAAGCCCAAAAATCAACTACAAAAGGAGAATAACACAAAATGACTAAGAAAGCAAGCACCACCGAAATCCTCGAGATCAAGCCCATCGAAATCCAGAAAACCACCATTCGCATTGTTGGCGACACGCCGCTGATTATGCATGCCTGGTCGGAAAAGGCCAAGCGCGAGATGCTCGAAAAGCAGATGAAAAAGACCAAGACCAGCGCCAGGGAGGCCAAAAATCCGGTGGAGGACTTCATCCGCAGCATGTACTGGTTAAGTCCAATGCCGGAGGAAATGACCGAGGATGGTTTCAACAAGGCTATCGAGAACGGGGCGCGGTTCGGCTTCCCGGTCACGGCATTCAAGCAGGCGGCAATTTCAGCAGCCTACAGGATGGGCTGGACCAAAGACAAAATGAGCCTTCGCGGTGTGTTCTTCATCGAAGGCGACGAGAACCAGATGGTCGAGATTCACAGCGATCCCCCAACGATGATGGAGTCGATGGTCAAAGTTGGGATGGGCGTCGCGGACATTCGTTATCGCGGAGAACTCCGAAATT